ACCTGCCTGATGAGTGACGGTGAGGTATGATGGGGTTGTGCGCAAGTTCTACAGCGGCCCCATTGAAGCAGGGCATCTAGAGCGCTGGGCGAACGCAGCCCATTCCCATTCCGCTGTAGAACTTGCGCCGATGCACTCTGCAGCGGCCCCGTCCAGGTTTCCCCTCCTGATGGCGGGGCCTCTGCGATTCATGGAAACCCGGGATTCCATTCGCGAGGGTTCGAGTGACGCGGTGGAGCCCGGATGCTGAGTGGTCTGCGGAACAGCGCGTGCGCATCGATACGCTCCGCAAGGGGCGGCGCTTTCGGGCGGTGGACGGCAGGCAGTACACCTACGATCACGTTGACGGCGGGGTCTCGCATGGCGCGCACTGGGTGACGCGCGAAGACGGCGTCGCGAACTGCTTTGCAGGGTGCGCCGAGGTTCTGCCGTGCTGAAGGTGCATATCGAGTTCGAGCTGCCGTACTTCGGGGAGATTGCTGCTGTGCTCGAGAGTGTTCCGCGCAAGGTGAGCGCTCAACTGTCACGACGTCCGGCGTTGTGCAAAGCGCCCGAAGCCGACGACCAATTGCGCGACATCTATGGCAACGTTTGCGGTTCGGTCGAGGTGAAGCGAGTATGAAGTTGAGCAGGCCGCCCGACCCCGGTGAAGCGTCGCTACCTGAGGGGTGGGCGAGCCTGAGCGTACAATCGCGACGCGAGCTCATGCCGGGTACGCAACTGCCGGGTGAAGAGGGCATCGTCGGCGAACCGAAAGGTGCTGACGCTATGATGGGGCATGACCCACGCAGCCCGCATCCTTGCCGATAGCATCAGCCCCGCTGGGGTTCGCCTGACGACGCTCGAAGTGACCTTCCCTCGCATCGTCCTTGCCGAGTTCAACACGCACCGCGTGTTCTCGCGCAACTCCGCATCGTCGAGGGCTATCCCCGTCGAGCGGATGCTGGCCATGGTGTGCGAGCACCCGTACGTGCCGAGCGAGTGGGGCCAGAACCAGAAGGGTATGCAGGCAGAGCAGCTGCTCGACCCACGCGAGGCGTCGAAGGCCGAGGCCGTCTGGTTGCAGGCACTCTATGCGGCGGTCGACCAAGCCCAGCGTTTGCTCGACTGCGGTGTGCACAAGCAACTGACCAATCGCCTGCTCGAGCCCTTCCTCTGGCACACTGTCATCGTGTCGTCGACGGAGTGGAGCAACTTCTTCCACTTGCGGTGCCACGCAGCTGCACATCCCGACATCCGCAAGGTGGCTGTGCTCATGCGCGATGCGATGGTGGCGAGTGCGCCGAGGCTGCTTGCCCAGGACGAGTGGCACTTGCCGTTGACGACGCCAGATGAACTGCAAGAATGGCGCTCCGAGAACATCGTCAAGATGAGCGTCGGGCGCTGTGCTCGCGTCAGCTATCTGACCCACGACGGCAAGCGGAACCCAGAGGCGGACATTGCGTTGCACGACCGGTTGCTCGAAGCCGGGCACATGAGTCCCTTCGAGCACGTGGCGCGGCCGATGACGAGCGAGGAGGAGGAGCGGATGCGCTTCATGAGCAACTTCGATGGGTGGGTGCAGTACCGCAAGCTCATCGTCGGTGAAGCCGATATCCTTGGGGGACGTCGGTAAGTGGCGCGCGAAGGCTCGCACCATCCCGCTTGAGGAACCCGACGACGGCTGATACGCTTGGGCGCATGAAGTTCGCACACCTCATCAACAGCACCGGTGGCGCAGCTGCCGACGTCAACCCCCGTACGACTCCGGCCACGGTGCCGTCGTCGAGCGTGTTCCGCAACGATGCTCACTTCGTCGCAGTCGCGTTGGAGGGCACGGCGGGGCAGACCGGCACTGTGCAGTTGTGGGGTCTCGACGACGTCGACGAGCAGAAGCCCGCAGCGGAGCGCAAGTGGTATCAGGTGGGCAACGCCTTCGACGTCGACGTTGGGCAGATTGTGGGGCCGTCTGGACCCATTGGGAGCGGCGGTTCGGCGGTGACGGTGCGGGTTCCCTGCCCACGCGGCAACGTGTACTTGCAGGTTACCACGCGGCCAGCGGCAAACGCCGTCTTCAAGCTGCTGACGCTGCCCAACTAGGGCGCGGCATTGTAGGGCATGGCCCTCGACGATTCGGTTCAACATCACAGCCAAGCGGTTTTCGAGTGCTTGGCAAAGGAAGCACCTGAGCGCCTCATCGCCATGCTCAGTGTTGAACCAGACCCTGTTCTCTTGACGTATGCGGCTGAGGTTGCAGGACAGCACTTGCCTTCCGAGGTTGTCGTTCCTGCGTTGCTTGCTCTACTCAAGCACGAGTCGGCACTGGTTCGGGAGGGTGCCGTCTATGGCTTAGCGCAGCATGAAGGCGACTCGATTGACGATGAGCTTCGCACTCTCGTTGCCGACCCAAGCCCTGGTGTTCGCACTGCCGCCAAGGACATCTTGGAGATGCGCTGATGCGCTACGGTGAACACGAGATTGACGACGACTACGTGCAGAGCCGCTTGTTGCCGCGCATCTTCAGACGGCTCAGGCGGAAGGGGGAGTGTCTGGTGTGGATGGGCGGCACTGCGAAGGGCTACTCGCACGTGACGGTGAAGACGACGGCAGGGAAACGGGTGCACGCGAGTGCGCACCGCATCATGGCGATTCTCTTCTTCGGTGATCTTGGCGAGCTCGAGGTCGACCATACTTGCCGCAACCGGCGGTGCGTGCGCTGGGCGCACCTTGAACCGTGTACGGGGCGGGAGAATTGCAGGCGCATGTTTTCGCGCCTGCATGATGACCGCCATCGAAACCAGCTGAAGCTGCCTTGGGAGTGAAGGGTCGGCAATGGAAACCCGGGTTTCCATTGCCGACGATTGGGTCTTGCAGCCGATGCGAGGTGCGGGTAGGCTTCACGCCCATGGCGACCGCAATCAAGAACCGCACCGCATCTCCCCTTTCTCTGCCGTACCCGATGAGCGGTATCCTCAAGGCTGGGCAGGGTATCGTGGTGAACGCGACAGTGGCGCAGGTCGAGAGTGCGCTCGGGTCGTCGTCGCCGAGTTTGTCGATCACGCCGGTGAATCAGACGGGGAACTTCGACAACGCCTTTCTCGGGCAGCTCTTGACGCCCGGCATCGGGCCGAGCGAGCTCGAAGCCAACGCCGTGACAGCGCCTGCGATTGCAGCGGGTGCCGTGGGTGGGTCCGAGTTGGCGACGGGCATTGACCACGACGACGTCGTGCCGGGCGTCGACGAGACGATGACGCCGGTCATTGCGGTGCCGGTGCTGGCAGTGGGCGACGAGCTCGTGTCGGTGCTGGTGAACACGGCAGGCGTGTTGAGCGAGCGTGCGCTGGCGGACTTCACGATTGGAGCGGCTGTGCTCAACGTGGTCGCGAACGCGGCGAACAACGCGGCGAACCAGTACTTGATCTCGTGGAAGGACAAGACCTGACGGCAGGTCTTCGAGTCGTGCCCAACGACTCGCGCGACGGAGCCTACTAGGCGGCATGATGGGGCATGCCCACACTCACCACAAGCGAGCTCTGCGTGGCAATCTGCATTGCCGACCATCATCGAGACAAGCAGTGCGGCGAGCCCGCGCACTTCGAGTTCAAGGGGAAGCCGTGTTGCTGGGTGCATGCCAAGGCAGCTGAGAACACGAAGCGCGACGAGCCCCTGCGATGGCTTGCGCCTGAGAAGTGACCCGAGTGAGTGTTCCTGCGGCATGATGGGCCATGGCAAACGATGTTGGCTTTGCGCTCGAGGTCTGCGGACACCGCAGGATTGCCTCGACTTCTGAGGATGGGCGGGTCGCATACTTGCGGGTTAACAGCCTGTTGATGCGGGAGCGGGCTGACTTGCTCAGTGCGATGTTGCAATGCGGGTGGCGGTACGTGCTCGCCACGGGCGACGCTTGGATGTTCGCCAAGGCGGGGCTATGAGTGTGCTCGACGACAAGCCGAGCGAGGTCATCGAAAGGGTCGCCTACGAGATGGCACGCCGGGACGGGTTTCACGCGGCTGAGCCTCAACACACTCTCCAATCGTTGATCTTCCACCTGGACCGGCTGCACGCAGAAGGGGCCTTTCATTCGCCACAGACTCGCGAGTACCCTGGCAACTCTCAGGCGTGGAGCGCCGTGTTAAGCCAGATGTACGACACGCTCGGCATGCCCAATGGCTCAATCGGCGACGTGCTCGAGGAAGTGCGGGCGGTGTCCCGGCTCTTGCGGATGCTGAGCAAGGAAGTCTCGACGCTGTTCGAGACTGTGTTCGACACTCGCGGGCCTGTGGAGGAAGCGCTGTGCCAGCGCATCACAGCACTGCTCGAGGAATGCAAGGAACACGCGAGGCAACCACTATGAGAGTCGCGGTCAAGGGTCGGGTTCACCTGGAGAGGCTGTTTGGCAGGATGCTGCGGATCGTCGTCGACGAGAACGGGCAGTGGGCGCGAGCGCTCGCTGAGCTGAACGAGCTGGGTGATGAGGACCCAATGGTGGAGCTCATCGTGTTCAGCGCAGGCGACGAGCAAGCAGACCCGCGGGGTCGCATCATGGCGCTTGAGAATGTGGGTCTGAAGATTGGGCCCATCATCATCGAGGTCGTTCCCGACGAGCTGCGACGGGCGCTTCGCGCTTTCGAGTGAAGCTATGCGAACCCCTTTACCCCCCGGCGACCGAGCCCGCGAGGCCTGGGCTTTGCGATTGGCAATGGAATCCCGGGATTCCATGCGGCATCATCAGGACATGGGCAAACAGCAGAGCGACGTGTTCGTGCAGCGGGTTTCGCTCGGCGTGCGGCACGGCACGCTGTCGAGCATCAGGTACGGGCTCGAGGAAGACTTGGCAGTGCGGGTGCTCTTGCGCGAGCGGCTTGGCGCGCCGTCGGTCCAGGTGTACTACTTGGCAACGCTCCGCACCGAGCCGACCGCTGAAGAGTGGAAGGCTGCAATCTCGCGCCACTTCCCTGTGGGCGTGAAGGTCGACGTCATCGAGCTGCGACGCTATGTCCGGGGTGGGATGTGGTCGTTCGCGTTGAACGTGGTGCTGCTCGCAGCTGTCGCCTTGTTCTTGCTTGCGAGGTTCTTGTGAAGGCTGAGCTGGACCCGGTGCTACTTCGCGAGCAGTGCCTCGAAGTGGTGCGGTTCTCGGTTGCTCAGGAGTTAAGCCAGCACGAGCTGGTCATGACCGAGGTCCGGTTGCGCGACCAGCTCGACCTGCTTGGGCGTGGGCTGGTGTTCGAGCTGCGCAGTTGCATCCTCGGGTCCGGGCGTCAGACCTACCGCGAGCGGCTGAGCTGGCCAGCAACGTGGTGGGACCATTGGAAGGTCTCGCACCTGAGGTGGCTCCACTGGCTCATCAAGCGCGGCTGGATGCGAGCGCCGGTCTACACGACGCACGAGTTCACAGCCGAGGGGCGGTTCGTGTTCCCGGACATCAAGGGGTGGTTTCGAGACGTGCACCGTGGGCAGGTCGTCATCACTGATGCTCGCGTGCGCCTGTTGGCACCGCCCGAGGAGCTGAACCTCGGCAAGGACAATCTCTGATGCATCTCTGCGGCGATTGGAAGCACGACGCGCCGCTCGCGGTGTTGTGGCTTGTCGACCAATGGGGCACCGTACGCGAGTTTGCTCGCGCGATGATACAGGCATGCCGAGAACGCTAACCATCTCCGAGCCGACCTGGAAGGAAGCCGAGGTCGTCATTCCAGACCAGTGTCCGAGCTGCGGTGTTGACCTGACGCCGGCTGGGAGTCTCAAGGTCTGGGACTGGGCGGCTTCGCAGTTCTTGCTTGGCGAGGACGACGCACACGAGCACTACGGCGACTCTAATTGGGACGAGACCTACACGGACTCGATCCACTGCAAGGCGTGCGATTACCGGTTCGACCCGGGCGAGCATGAGAAAGCGCAAGACGATGGGAACCAAGAACACGCCGGGTAAGTTCGACTGCTACGTCAACGCAGCGCCCGATGAGCCGATGTTCATTCTGCTTGGGCGTGACCCGGTGGCTTCGTTCGTGGTGGAGTTCTGGATCAACTTGCGGAGGATTCGCGAAGGGGGGAGCCCCGACGAAGTGCAGCTGGAGGAAGCCTTGAGCTGCGCCAGAAGCATGCGGGACTTCGCGATAGAGAAGGGCAAGCTCTCTCAGATTGAAGCGGTTGCTCTCAACATTGAGCGCATGGCAGCCCTCCCGTGAAGCCATGGCTGGCACGAAGCAGGGCGCGAAACTCCGCTGGCGTGGCGGAGTGGACTGGCCGAAGAAGTGCGGTGTGCTCAAAGGGCTGAAGCACGAGCGCTTGAACCACGTGGAGGGGTGTCACCCACGGCGGCCGAAGTGCCGGGCTCGCAAGCTCAAGCACGAGCATTGGAGCGTCTGCAAGTGCGGCCTGCCACATTACCCGCACCGCATTCGGACGGTCGACTGGAAGCGAGGTGGGGCCTGTGTGCACCATCCTGAGCACGACCGCATCATGCACGAGATGCTCCAGATGACCGATTGGGACACGGGGGAAGATTTGGAGTCTGAGGAGATTTGCTCCGAACGCTACCGCGAGTGACGGGCGCGGCATGATGGGTGGGACCTTGATACCCTTGCTGAGGTGAAACTCATGACGATCTCCAATGTCGACTTGCCAATCGTGAACCTCTACGGGCTTGCGGAGCTGCAACAGATGGCGCTCTTGAAGACGTTGAGTGAACACGGCATCGAGGACCCGGCGAAGTTTCTCGAGGAGAACATCGTGCGGTACGTGCCAGCGTTCAAGGCGTCGGTCGGGCTGACCATCGTGATTACCGAGGTGAAGGCCAAGACGAAGAAAGAGTCCGACCAATGATCGACGAAGCCCAGCGCGAGACTGAGGTCGGCGGGAAGACGCTGCACCTATTGGAGGCTCGCAAGTGAACGACGCGCCGGTGTGGGTGACGCCGCTTGCGGTTGGAGCGCTCGGGTTGGCCGTCGTGCTCATCATGGCGTTCACTCGATACAGGTCGTGGCAGCAAGCGAAGACCGATGCTGAAGAACGGAAGGCTTTGATCCAGAAGGGGGTGCAGCAGGGCGTGCTCAACGAGTATGGCGAGCCGCTCTGCCGAATATGTGGGCAGGTGGCAACGAAGCGCCCGGTGAAGACGGGCCGCTCGTGGTTCGACCAGCTCCCGTTCTTTCGTGGTCTGAATCGGCTGTACGCGATGCCAATGCGCTACTCGGTCGTCGAGGAGTGGGAGGCCCATCCGCAGCTGTGCTCGGCGCATCGCTCTGCGGCTGAACAGCGGCTCGAGCACTTCCACGCCACGCTGCGTAGCGAGCACTCGCGGTTCAATGCCGACCAAGAGCAGAAGGTCGAGATGATGAACCAGGGCGGGCTTTTGCAGCTCTTGCGCGAGGACAGTGAACGCATCCGGCAACACATCGGGCTCGGCATCACGCGGCCTCGCAAGGTGCTGGATTCGGCGAGCCAGCTTGGGCGCCCCGACTTGCACGTGCTCCCAGCCCAAAGCACCGACGTCGAAGGCGAGGACGCTTGAGCGGCGTGGCGCTGGCGGCTGCGGGCTTCCTGGCGCTGTACGCGCACGAAGTCCCGAGGGTGTACGCGGAGAATCCCGAGCGGGTCGCGGTCGTGGCCGTCGCTTCCGAGCAGGCGCAAGCCGTCTTGCTTCCCACGTGGCCTCGCTACAACAAGAAAGGCTCGGTGACGCCGCGCTCGTTGAGTGCGGCGATTGCGGCAGTCGTGATCGAAGAGAGTGGGCTCGATGTCGCCGTGCATGGCGGTTCGAAGCGAGGTCTGGCGGGCGAGGTCTGTTTGATGCAGATTCATCCGAGCAACCCGCAGTGGCAGCGGCATGGGGCGCCATCGTTCGACGCACTCGGCGGGACTGACCTGCAAGCGACGACGTGGTGCATTCTGGCAGGCGGGCAGTCGTTGCTCTCGTCGCTGAACTACTGCTGGCGCAAGCGCTTCTGGAGCAACTGGGCGCAAGCGATGTTCACCAGCTACCATCTCGGGCACAGTTGCTGGCTGAGTCCGGGGGCGTACCGCCGAACGGGCTACATGCGCCGGCTCGCCGCGCAGTCGTGGGACGCGACGCCCGAGCAGACCGAGCTCGTCGAACGGGTGCGCGATGCTGGGTGATCTCATCCGCGAGTTGCGAGCGAAGGGACTCTTCGACCAAGCGTCGATCTTAAGTGACCTCGACGAGGCGCTCGAAGCCGAGAACTACTCGCAAGCCAAGATTGAGCATTGGCGGCTGGTGCGCGAGCACGGGATGACGCTCGGCATCGTTGCGCTCGGGGAATTCGAGGACGTTCGCATCACGATCGTGCTGGACTCGGCGAGGGGTGGCGGCATCAGTGGTTAGCGGAGCAGCAGCTATGAAGCAGTACTCGACCCGGCGTGTGTACTTGCTCTTTGGGGCAGACGGGTGGGGTCTCTACATCGAAGGGGAGCTCATCGCGGTGGTGAAGGGGCAGCAGCGGGCAGAGCTCATTGCAAGTGTGTTCGAGCAGGCGGCGGGGGTTGACATGGTGGGCGAGTGGACCGGCATTTATGAGCGTCGAGTGAACGAGCATCGCAACCACGAGCTGGCGGTGCGCGAAGCCGACGAAGTCTTCGCACGGAGGATTGCATCCGATGAAGAGAAGCGAGAAGAAGGTTAAGCTGTACCGGACCGCCTTGCTCGACCCGCCTTGGCCTGAGCGGGGGGGCGGCAAGATCAAGCGAGGCGCGGACCGCCATTACGAGTTGCTCAACCCGTCGCAGATGCCGCAAACGGTACTCGCTTCTGGTGTCTTTCACTTCGAGGTTCATGCCCATTGTTACCTCTGGGTGACGAACAACTACTTGAGGCAAGGCTTGGTGCTGCTTGAGCAGCTCGGCTTTCGCTACGTGACGAATGTGGTCTGGCCGAAGCAGCGCGCGGGGCTCGGCCAATACTTCCGTGGCAAGCACGAGCTCATGCTGTTTGGTGTGCGTGGGAAGGGGAAGGACCCGAGCGTGTACCAAGACACGCGGTCGCTCACGACGGTGCTCGAAGGGGAGCATGTGCGGGTTCACAGCCGCAAGCCTGAGCAGGCGTTCGAGCTCGTCGAACGGCGGAGCAAGGGTCCCTACTTGGAGCTCTTTGGGGACCCGGCCTTGCCAGCCCGGCCAGGGTGGGAGCGGTGGGGCCGTCCACGCAAGGTGGAATTGGCTGTAGGGGCCTGACTCTGGGGTTCGGGCCAGGGGCCTCTAGGGGAGACCGGGCAGGGGTCGGGGGGCCAGGGTAGGCCCCCTGGGGAAAGGCGCTTGGGGGGCCTTTTGGTTCGCCCATTGGGGGGCCAGGGCAGGGGGTTTAGGGGCGCCCCGTGGAAACCCGGGTTTCCATTTGGACTTGGCGGTCGGGACCCGTGGGGTTCGAGCCTCCAATTGCTTGCATCATGCGGCGAATTAGGGGATACCTAGTCAAGAGCCCGCTCGAAGTGAGCGGGCCGGAAAGGAATCGAATGAGACACCTAACCGAGCAGGTCGAGGAGCAGGTCGTGCTGGAGTACATGCCGGACCACAATCGTTCGTCGCACCGCACAGGCAGCTGGTGGGGGCGCTACCCCGCGAACGGAGCGTGCCGATGCGTCGTCGCGCGCAGCGAGGCTGAGCAGTACGTCGAGGGGGACGAGGACGCATATGACAGCATCGTTAGGGCGGCTACCGAGGAAGACGTGGCGGAGTACGACGCCGGCCCCACCTACTGAGCCCAGGAACCGCACTGCGGTGTACTCTGGGAAAAGGCCGAGCTGAATCTGCACCCGAGCGCGTGGAAGGCTGACGAACCAATGACTGTCGTGGGTGGCCTGGGTTCGCTTGCCGTGGGAGGCATGCAAACAACTCGGCTCGTGGCCGAGTTCCGAACCGGAACTGCGTTCGTTCCAAGCGAGTGCGCCATGAGCGCCACGGCGTTGCCCGGTTGTGACGACGAGCTCGAAGCCTTTGCCGAGTCACAGCGGTTTGCCGACGCGCATCGCGAGCGAGGTCGGCAATGAACATCGTGAACCTTTCTCGGGGCGACGCCATTCCGTCGAGCATCGAGCGTGGTCAGGTGTACACGCTGCCAGTGGCCTTCAACGCTTACGTGGTGGCCTTCATGCGCGACGACGTGGTGGTGCAGGTGGTGTTCGAGCGCAGCGGGCGCATGTACTACAACAACGCAATCCCGGGCGACGTGTGCCTGGAAGACCGCCAGCGCGCTTACCGGGCGATGACAGGAGAGTTACTGTGAAGCCGCAGGCTCTGCCTTGGGTCGCTGCCTTCGAGCCGCTGTGGAGTGCGCCGGGCAGCGTGGTCTCGCAGACGTTCGCGTTCATGGCTGTCGCAGAAGCCGAGCTCGAACAAGCCACGCGCCGACACCCTCTCAAGCGGGCCGCCGTTAGTGCGCTCTTCAAGTACCTAGTTCCGGACGGCCTTTTGCGCGGCAAGTCGACTGAGCTGTACCGGGCGCACGTGCAGGAGCTCGTCGAGCGCGCACTTGCTGGGCAGGACGTGGTTCCCCCAACGGACGCCGAAGTGCTGGGGTTCCTGTCGGAGCTCTCGCTGAAAGCGCCGTTCGGGTCGCAGCCAGCGGCATTGATGTTCGAGCTCGTCTTCAAGCGCGGTCTGATGAGCAAGTACCTCGCACCTGACTACGAGTTTCGTGAACCCTGGGAAGGCGCGAGCCAGGAACTCCGCGACGAGCTCGGTCGTCGCTTACCCTCGATTCGAAAGGGCGTCGCATGAGACTGCCGAGATACCCTGTGCCCTCGACACCCGAGCAGACCGCAATTGCCAAGGCGGCGCTCGAGCGGGCGCTTGAGATCGCAAGTGTGCAGCAAGCAGGGAAACTGTTCCGCGCCTTGCTCGGTCCCGAGTGGAAAGCCCTAGAGAACAAGCACGGCCACGCCCTGGTGAACACTCGCGAGGAGATGCGGTTCGAAGGCGATGGCTGGCTCGCGTGCTGGGCGAAGATCGTTGAATACTACGGGCCTTGCGCGCTCGACGAGATGGCCGACCGGGTCCAAGCCAAGGCGCGGAAAGGGGGACGTCGTGCGAGAGCTCACTGACCTCGACTTGCTCTTGCCTGGGCGCCATCCTGGCGTGCTTTGCCATCGGGCTCGCCCTTTAGGGGCCAAGGCCCCCCAAGGCCCCCCAAGGCCCCCCAAGGCCCCCCAAGGCCCCCCAAGGCCCCCCAAGGCCCCCCAAGGCCCCCCAGTTGGGGGGCCTTGGGGGGCCTTTTGGCCTCTCTGGGCGCTCGCTAGGGAGACTTTCCCCAAGGGGACCCCCTGGGATAGGGGGGAAGGCCGAAAGTCGCTGGGGTAGCCACCTAGGACCCGGGAATCGGGACCCCGCCCCTTTGGCCCTTGGGTGGCGGTGATCGCCCGGCTGAACCCAACTGTATCGGACATCGAGTCGACCTTGCGTGCGGAAGGCATCGCACCAATCGAGGCTTGGTACTTCCAGCAGCTCGCCGAAAGTCGGCTGCGTGCGCTCAAGCGCTCGGCTGAGAAACTCGAACGCGAGCTCGTGCATGAAGGGCAGTTGCGTGCTGCTGAAGAGCGGCTGCGCATGCAAGCCGCTCTAGATCATTCCGACTTGCCCGAGACCCACGTACTTCGAAACCCCGTGCTTGCTGTATCCGCGTTGGCTGCGGAAGAACACGGGTCAGAACCGCCATGCGCGTCGAGCAGAGGCTGCAATCGCTCGACGTCGTCAACGCCGGGTTAAGGCTGGCACTCCAAGCGCTCGGGGTGTAGGCTAGCGCCAAGGCCCCTTTAGTTGGGGGCATTCCTGCCAGGTCTGTGTTGCAGCCAGGGCAGGGTGGATGTTCCCGCGTGGTTTGCTCACTCCTAGTTGTTCGTCTTTCCACCCTGCCCGGCCTTTTCGAAGGGAACCAGAATGAGCACGATCGCGTTGGACTTCGATGGTGTCGTCAACAGCTACAAGAGCGGGTACATCGAGAACCGCCTGCCTGACCCACCTGTCGAGGGGGCGCTCGACTTCATTCGCAGCGTGCAGGATGCGGGGTATCGAGTAGCGATTCACACTACGCGCGCGACGACGCCTGCTGCGGTTGACCTGATTCGCTGGTACCTCAAGGCGCACGGGCTCGAGGAGTCGCGCGCGGATAAGGTGCTCATCTCGCTGAAACCAAAAGCGATGGTGTACATCGACGACCGAGCGTATCGCTTCACGGGCAGCTGGCCGAGCTTGGGCGAGGTCAAGATGCTTGGTGATTCGCCAGGGCGATCGGTCGAGGTGTCGAGCTCGAAGGCCCAGCCCGCCGTGCCCGACGTGGAGGAGGTCGAAGACACGGAGCCGCCGCCACCCGACGCGGCGACACCGCCTGATGAACATGGAATCCCGGGATTCCATGTGGAGCCCGAGCCCGTGGTTGCAGGGGACGCGCCGCCTGATGAACCATCAAGTGGGTTCGAACCGACACGCAAGCGACGGCAGAGCAGTCTCGTGTCATCGGGTGGCAGTGCGAGTCGTCGAGGTCGCGGTTCGACGTGAATCTGGAATCGTGACTGACGGCGGTGTACGCTGTCAGCCATGGCGGCATCCATTCAGTTCGACCAAGTCGGCCTCCCTGCGGGGCTTCCGGGGGTGGCTCGCAGCGACGGGCTCGACAATGGTGCCAAGGTCACCGTCACGAACGCGAGTGGGCAGCCGTGCCGGTGCGAGTTCTGGTGGAAGCCGCCGGACGATGGGGGTGCGGTGCTCAGCCAAGTCGGGCCGGCGGTCTGGGAGTTCACGCCGATCGCGTCGCGCTACGGCGAATACGCAGTTCGTCTGATTGAAGCCGAGAACACTGCCAACGAGACCGAGGACATCAAGGCGTTCGGCATCCGCCTGCCGAATAGCGGCTTGCTCATCTCCGCGCTGAACTCGAGGGGCGACTTCGAGGTGAACCTCGCGAGCACGCCTGCGAAGAAAGCGAGTGCTGCTGCGGTCTCATTCCAGAACGAGCCGCTGCTCGACGACCCGACGATCAACTACGCCAACTGGTGGCAGGAGCAACGCGAGATCATTCTCGCCATCGAAGGGCTCGCATCGGGGGGGCCGAGCCTGTCGAACCTGCATCAAGTCGTTTGGGACCCGGACGTTCCTGTCGATACGGCGATTCGCAAGTCGACGCTGCAAGCATGCGTGACCGCGCTGCTAGCGGTCGACGGGTACGGGGTAATCTATCTCAGTCAGGACGACCAAGACCCGAACCCGTATAGCGTCGCAGCGGGAGGGATTCTGAATCTCGACGGGCGCATCGCCATCGTCAACACGAACTTCCGGCGCATCGTCACGTTCACCGACAGCCTCACCCAGATTCGCAACCCCTGGTACATCGAAGGCATTGGGGATGCGACGCTCGAGTTTCGTCGCAACGATCAGAACGACACGCTGGCGCTCTTCCTACTCGACAACAATGCGACGAACACGACCTACGAACACTCCGGCTTCCGCAACGTCATTGGTCGGGTGACGACGATTGGGCAGGCGCCGGTGCTCGAGGTGTCCGCGGAGACCGGGGCTCGACATCGGTTCGAGGACTGTCAGTTTCCGGACGCGGGTTCGTTCGAGATTTCGGGCTCGACGAACGAAGTCGAGTTTCGGTTTTTGGGCGAGCGCACGGTGCTCGGCACCGACCTCTTTGTTGACGTCGGCAGCATCACGAATCAGTTCGACCTCTACATGGACGGGGACTTTGCGTGGACGCAGGCGGTCGTGGGTGCACTGTACACGGGAGCGGCTCCGGTCTTTCTGGCAAGTGCGAAGCGGTTCCCGCCTGCGCACAGCATGCTCGAGTCGCTGCTCAACGACGGCACGACTGTCAAGGTTGCGGTGCGCCACGACGTGCCGCTCGACACAACTGTTTTCAACGACGTCCCGCTCACGGCGCTCGGCCCGGGCACGAACGCGCTGTTCGACGACGGTACGTACAAGCCCGTCGTGGTGAGCATCGCAATCGACGCCAAGGAGAGTGTTCGCGCTTTCGGTGCGGCTGGGGCAGGCAACGTCACGTTGAGCGGGCTCGCCCAGACGCTCGATGGGTTCGCGGTCAACACGGATGGCATGCGAGTTTTGCTCAACGGGCAGACGAGCCCGATTGAAAACGGGATCTGGGTCGCGCATGCTGGGGCGTGGACGCGGCCCACAGACTTCGCTGCGGGGGACGGCGCGGCCGGCGCGTTCACCTTCGTGGAGCAGGGCACCGCGTATGCCGACACGGGCTGGCTCTGCACGACGGACCAGCCAGCGGACATCATCGACACAGACCCGCTCGCGTTCGTGCAGGTCGCGGGCGTTGGAGCGGTGAATCTGGTCAACGTAGGCGGTGGCGCCGGCGTATTCCAAAGCCTCTCGGGAAACGATCACAATCTTCGAACGTTCGTCGGTGAAGACGATGTGATCGTGGCGGTTGACGGCTTGAACGTCGACGTGCGCGGGACGAACTTGCTACCGCTTTCAGGTGTGCGCGCGATGACGGGCGACCTCGACATGGGGGGCAATGACATCCTGAACGTGAACACGGTCGATAGTGTTGACGTGAGCGCGCATGCCGGTCGGCATCAATTTGGAGGACCGGATGTAATCAACGTGGTCAGCTTGTCGGGGGTGCTGCTGGAGGCGCAAAAGGTTCGAGTCCGCAAAAACTCCGGAGCAGTCGTCGGGACTCGCCCCCAGATCAATTTGATTGAAGGCACCGGAATTGCGTTGACGGTCGTGGACGATGGCGGGGGCGATGAGGTCGATATCGTCATTGACGCAACGAGCTCACTCGTTCCGCCATTGTCGCGGTTCCTGTGGGTGGACCCGAACACCGCGGTGCCGACGCTGAACCAGAACGGCAGCATTGCAGCTCCCTTCGCAAGCATCACTCAGGCACACACGGCGATTGCCGCGGCTGCGGTGGGGACTTCCTGGGTGGTCTACTTGATGCCCGGGTTCACCTACACGTTCACGGGGGCGTGGCCCGCGGGGCGCAAGGTCACCTACGCATCGCTCTTGCCGGACGAGATAGCGGCTCTGGGTTACCCGCAGGACACAGCTTTCCCCGAGGCCGTGATCTCGACATCGGCGACGCTCACCACCACGGTGACGTCGCCCGACGGACAAGGCGCATTGATCTTCCGTGGCGTTGACGTCACTGGCACGATCACCGTGGCTGGCAGCGCGGGGGCCGCCACGATCGCAGCGTACGACAGCGACCTGGCCGTAGTGGCGAGAACACAGACGAGCACGGGGACGTTGACCGTGCACTTGCACAAGTCGGTGCTGCGCTCGTTCACTGGCGGCGCTTCGGGTGCGGGTGCTGGCGTGATCACGGGTGTCGATGCTGTGCTCATGCAAAACGGCGCGTGGGACGTGAACAGCATCGACCTGTTGAGCGGCGCTATCGACGTGACCTCGGGCACTCTGACGATTGACGGAGTCCTCGTGCGCTTGCGCAACGTGCGATTCCAGGGTGCGGCCGCGCCGAACTTCGCGTTTCCCGCGGGAGCGCTCGCGACGAACATCGTGGAGTTCGACGACATCACTCGGGCGTCGTTCGATGAGGAGGTCGGCTTGGTCTCGGGAGCGGTTGGCGGAACCTTGCGCACGCGCAAGACATACCGCTTCATGTTCTTTGCCGAGCACTTCAACAACGTGGCGGGCGGAGACTGGGCGCTCAACAGTGCGGCAGAACTCGGTGCGGACACGAACAACAACGTGCTGACCGTAGCCCGTTTCGACGGCGGAGCGGGTGGCGACGAAGGCGTGGGGCTGAACTTCGACATCCCTGTCGGCTGCACTCAGCTTACCTTCGAGATTTGGTACCGTCGCGAAAGCGGCACGACGGGCACCGGGTTCCAGCTCGCTGTCTACAGCCGCTACATGATCCACAACTCGGCGGTGACGATGACGGCGTGGACGGCAGCGATCGACGTTGGAGAGGGGGCCTTTGATGTGACGGCCGCGGTGGCAAACGAGAACTGGCTCAAGACGCGGTTCCGGGTGCCCTTGAGCACGCTCAGTTTGGTGGCGGACTCGATTGCTCAGATCGAACTGATTCGAGACCCCGATGACCCCTCGGACAACGTAGCCGAGGACCTCGTGATTCGCGCGATCGTTCTGGAGCTGGACTGAATGTCGGTTCTCTTCGCATCGGCCAGCTCGCAGTACGCGACAATCCCGTCGACGTCACTGACGCAGAACCGTGCCGGCTTCACCATGATCTGCTCGATACTCCCGAATTCGGTGCCGACATCGGGCAACGAGCGCAGGGTTGCGGTGTTTTCGATCAACGGGGTTGCGACGGCGTCTCGGGTGACGTTGACGCACCGGAACAGTGGAGCAGGGGGCCACCTACGCGGGTTCTCGCGGCGTTTGGACGCAGATGCCGGAGAGCAGATTGATTCGGCGGGCGGCACGCTTGCGGCGGGTGATCTGCACACGCTCGGGATCGTGTGTGGGTGGGCAACGCAGTCGTTTGGGATTTGGATCGACGGAGTCGAGGTCGCGAATTCGGCCCCGGCGGGTTGGACTGCGAACAGCTCGAACACGGCGAGCACGAACAACGCGATTGGTGCGCGACAGGACAACACCCAACATTTCGACGGGTACATTGAGGGGCTCGCTTGTTGGGCGGCTGCGCTCGACGCCCAGACCATGCGGCATCTGCACATCACTCGGGGCGCTGTGCAGAACATGAGGACGCTCGGCGGCGCGGTATCAGCCGGGGCGTACTGGGCGATGCGTGGCGAGCTGCCGATTGCGCCCGGAACGCTGTTCGACTGGTGGGGCCAGGGCGTGGTCGATGCCACGACGGTAAACAGCCCGGTGTACGACAGGCACTTGGCAGGGGGCCCGACGACGTTCCCGGTTCAGTGAAGGAGAGTTAAGCCATGGGCAACTACGCACACACGACGACGAAACAGGTGCTCTTGAGCGTGGACCCGTCCGAGGTTCCTTTGCCATTCGAGGACTGGATCGAACCGCAGGGGCTACTGGACTTGGTGCGCGCAGGGGTGCCGTTTCAGCCGCCCCGTTCGCACCTCAACTACGTGGACATTGGGGGCGGCGTGTTCGAGGCGCAGGAGATGACGCAGCCCGAGAAGGATGCGGTGGACCTCCCTATCTTTCGCGCTCAAAAGATCGCGGAGCTTGGTACCAAGGTGCTGGACGTGGTGCGGCGCAGAATGGAACTTGGGGCGGTCGAGGCTGACATTCTGGCGGCGATCATCGCAGCGGCAACGCCAGCGGCGGTTCTAGCGATCGACGTGAACGGCGTGAACCCACAGCTGTATGGCAAAATGGTTGGGGACTCGCTCTACCTGCTGCTCACCACACCCGGGGCTGCAATGGGGGCGGCGGGGTCATGGGTCAAGGCTCCCGGAACCACGACCGTTGCCGGCAACGCGGTCGGCAAGTCGTTCACGACGAACGGGCAGAGCAATCGGATCAAGTGCGAGTTCACGGGGCGCGTTGAGTTCCAGTGCCTTGCGTCGGTGCTGTTCAGCGGAGCCAGCGGGCAAGCGGAACTTGCTCTTGGAAAGAACGGTAGCGCTCCTACCGCGGCGTTTCAGCTTGGCGGGTGTACGGTCTCGGGCATTCTCGCCGCGACTGCCTTCGGGGCGCTGGCGGGACCTCTGGACGTGGTCGAGGGTGACTACTTCGAGCTGTGGGTGGACGTGCAAGGGGTGGGCAGCACGGCGCAGGTGACCAAGATGCAGCTGGCAGCACGGCGCATTCCGGGGTGAACCCGATGGGGTTGAAGCACCCAAAGGTCGCGGCGTTCGACGCTGTGTTGGGAATGCCACCGGAGCGCGGCATCATGGCTTCGATGCGCACGTTGAAAGACCCGCGGCACGCGCGCTTGCGTGAAGCTGCGGACGAGAAGGCCCGCCTACTCTTCAAGCAGCTGCGGGCCAACGTGGACGACTTGCGACCGCCGGCGGTCGCATTGGCGTGGACGCAATACGACAAGGCGCTGAAAGCTGAGATCGATTATGAACTCGACCTCGAAGAGAAAGCAGAGGAAGCGAATGCGACTACTAGTAGAGCAGGTGTATCCAGGCAATCCCTCGATCGCGCTGGTGAGTGACCAGCAACGGCAGAGGTTACCCGGGTTTGCGGTTGGCGACAGGCTGCGATGCGGCGGGTACCGCTACACGGTTGCGAAGGTGCACGGCGCGCCGTCGGCACAACAAGTCGGGCTCGCCTTGCAGAGCGAGTACGGGATTCGTCCGGGTATGGTGCTGCGACTTGCGGATGAGCCGCTTGCGGACGATGAGCTCGCAAGCATGCTTGGGCGCCTCACCCACATTCTGCACACGTTGACCGAGCTCGATGCCGAGACTGTGTTCATTCGCCTGACCTGCGACGACCCGGACGACAAGCTCGTTCGGTTCTTGCATGCGGAAGGGGTCTTTCAGTCTTCTGCTCTGTTGTTCAGGCTGATGAGCGAGCTCAAGTCGAGGCTCCCTTCGCTCGCCGAGCAGCGCAAGGTGGGCGAGGTCGCAAACCGGGTGAACATGCAGCTGAGTGTGATACAACTCGGCGGTGAGCAGGCGGTACCAGTTGGAGGCTAGTGTTGCGAAGCAGCAGAGCGGGTCAGTGCTGTTGTTCGGGCTCGTCGACCTGGTGCTCGCAGTCGAGGTCGACGGGATCGAGTTCTTGCGGCGCAAGGCTGCGGTGCCGAGCAAGGTGTGGGCGGTGCAGGTGTTCATCGACGAGAAGCTGCTGAGTTTCGTCATCATCGACGAGACGACGGACGCGGATGCGATGTTCACCACTTACTTGCACACTGGGCGCATCCCCCGGAGTGCGATGGCGAGCGAGCTCGAAGGGGCAAGCGAGCGGATGGCCCGTGGGTACTTCGAGTCTGTGGAGGGGCGCGCAGCGACACCGTGAAGGGTCGGCAATGGAAACCCGGGTTTCCATTGCCGGACGCTGGCTGGTGAGTGGTTGCTTGTGCGGTTTCCTGCGAGGCAGTAAGATGGTGCTTCGATGGCAACCCCGCTTGAAGCTTGGGCACGACGAGAGAGTGGCGGACAAGGGGAAGAGCCAGTCGAGGCGCCCCTCGAGCGTCGTGCGGTGCGGGTGTCGAAGCAGGGGGTCTTGTACCTGCATGTGCTGCCGGACGAACGGAGCGGCATGCAGACGCAGTACCAGTGTCGGGACTGCCCGATGTTCATCGAGGATGCCGGACGGCGATGACCCTGGTGCGATTCACCCGCATGCGTGCTGTGCGGCGTGGACTGCGCACGAGATGGCGGCTGCGATGACTAACGCCGAGTTTCCCGGCGTGGTAGAGTCGTCCTGATGTTTTCGACCGGCTACGTTCGAGACCTGCCCGACGTGCGCGATCGAGTGTTCGAGCGCCTGCCTGTACTTGGTGCGACGGAGCCGCCGGCAGAGCACCACGAGCTCGCCACGATGTTCGACATCCTGCTCGAACAGAAAGCCGAGAGCTGCGTTGGCTTCTCGCTTAGCGAGGCGCTCTACGCAGGCTGGCGGGCGAGCGGTATCGAAACGCCGTTTCTTGCGAGCCCCTTGTTCATCTGGTGGTGCTCGCGACACACGCACGGCTCCGAGTTCAACAACGCTGGGACCTACATCCGGACGGCGCTGAAGCAAATGCGGGAGCTCGGCTTCTGTCCTGACGTGACGTATCCGGGTACCGGTGGTGCTGACTTGCGAGGGTACAACCAGCGGCCGTCGAGGCTTGCGTTTCAGAAAGCCATCGACCAGCGGCTGAGCGACCTCGAATACTACCGGGTGACGGGGCTCGGTGACGAGCGGGTGCTGAGCTGGAAGCGAGCGATCTCGAGCGGGCATCCTGTCGTGTTTGGTGTTCCGATCGAACGGGCATTCTTCAAGTGGGATGGCGTCGGGTACATCAAGAGCCCGATGCTCGACTCGCAGTTGGTGGATGGGCATGCGATGTGTGCGCTCGGCTACACCGAGCAAGGGGTGTACGGGCCGCAGACGTGGGGGCGCTCGTGGGGGCAGCGCGGGTGGTTCAGACTCAGTTGGCAGTACATCCTCGACTGGGCACTTGACCAGTGGGCGATCAAGACACCCCAATACTTCTCGGAGGCTGCGTGAAGCTGCTGGTCTTGGCGCTGGTGTGCGGCTGTACGCACCCGGTGTTGGTTCCCCCGCCGGAGCCTGTCGAGCCGCCCAAGGGCGACGTCGAGCGGGTCTGCGAGAAGCTGCGGGTGCTCGAGTGCGAGGAAGGGCAGCCGACACCCGAGGGCAGCACGTGTGAAGAAGTGTTGAACAACGCAGCCAAGGAAGGTATCGACTTGGTCGGCAACGTGGAGTGCACGCTTGCCGCCGAGACGTGTGCAGAAGCCAGAACGTGCGAGTGAGGCCGTCCACTCGCAGTAACCCGTTAGGAGGAAGCTGATGATGAATGCAATCGTGTGCGAGGACCCATCGCGGTCACTCGAGCCTGGCACTGTGGTGGAAGGCGCGAACGAAGTTGCGCAGCTCAAGCGACACCACGTCGCGCTCCTGCCATTCGACGTCGAGCTGCCGAAACTCGCCGTGACTGGGTTTGTGCTCGTGCATTTCGGCCGTGGCTGGCGCTTCGAGCGTTCGGTAGGCGAGAGGGGGTGCCCGATGCTCTTGCACGTCACCAACACCTGTCGGTTCGTCTACTGGGCGGCGAGGCTTGAGGTGATCAAACCGGGTGAACAATGGTCGGCCAAGATGCGGCTGGTGCACAGCCCGGACAACCAGCGGGGGCTCGGGCGCGGCATGAGTCAGGTCGAGTTCGTGAACCAGACGCCGAAATTCGACGAGCGTGGCGGGGCGACGGTGTACGGCAAGAGTCGGTTCGACGTGACGACAGATGGTCTCTTGTTCACGGACTTGTACGTCGTCGGAAACAACGTGCGGGTGAAGTGGTCCGCACTCTCGCAGCACACGGAAGACTACAGATGGTCCGAAGCTGGCTGATCGATGCGAGCTTGAAGCTCTCTGAGTTGTTCGCTCGTGCGGCATTCAAGCTCGAAGGGCAGACGTCGTTTCGGCGCGAGCCGCCCGGCGACATCCTGCCCGACGTGGAGCTGTCACCGAAAGCCGTCGAGATGCGGGTGGACTTGCAACGGCCTTTGCCTCAACGCAATCCCGAGAAGCCGAAGCCGTTGGAGGGCAGCATCGAGGAGCGCCTTCGACGGGTGAAGGGTGACTGGGACTAGCATTTCGGCTATCGTTGCAAGCATGCCCTCGCCGTTGTCATCTCCCTCCGGACCGCATCTGCCCGTTCGCCAGGGGACGGCGCTCGCGGTCGTGAGCTCGTTCGGACTGGACAACACGACGCTCGGACCCGACTTCCCGGCGCTGCAGATCGTAAACAGCCAGCGCACGAGGGAGCTGACTTTCCGCGAGAACTACTACCAGTGCCGGCAGCACGACTGGAAGACGTTCGACTGGAACGGGGCGATGCAGCAGCCGCAACGGTATCCGACGCAGCCACTCATCGGCAATTCGATGCCGGACTTCTATGTGCCGTTGAACCAGCGGCGTCCACAAGCACCATATCGGCTTGCGCGCACGATTGTGGGTGCGTTCACCACGCTCACCTTCGGTCACGGGCGATGGCCGTCGCTTCGAAGCGACGACTCACACACGCAGGACTTTGCGGAAGCGTTGGTCAAGGCGACGAAGCTGAAGACCAAGATGATTCGCGCTCGGAACCTCGGCGGCGCGAGTGGTTCGCTTGGCATCTCCTGGGGGTTCAAGGACGGACGGCCTCGAGTTCGTGTGCACGCTGCCAAGCACCTGTACGTTGCCAAGTGGGAAGATGAGGACGAGCTTGTGCCGTCGCATGTGATCGAGCTGTACCAGTTCCCCAAGGACATCTGGGTCGAGAGCAAGAAGCGCTACGAACGCAAGTTTTTCTGGCACCGTCGGGACTGGACGGAGGAAGCCGACATCGAGTTCGTAGAGCAGGAGGTTGCGAAGGACAACCCAGCTTGGCATGTCGACGAGAAGGGTTCGTCGATGCACAAGGACGGGTTCTGCCACTTCGTATGGGTGCAGAACCTTCCCGACGACGACACGACGAGTATTGACGGCCAGCCCGACTACGCCGAAACCTACGAGCAGCTCGATGCAATCGACCTGCTCAACTCGGTGAACGTGAAGGGCGTGACGCTGAACCTCGACCCGACGTTGAAGCTCAAAATGGAGCGTGAGGAGGTTGGGCAAGCGCTCGTGAAGAAAGGCTCGGAGAATGCCATCGTGACGGGGCTGTCGGGCGACGCCAGTTACCTAGAGCTCGGCGGGACTGCGGTCACGGCAGGCCATGCGACGATCGACAAGCAGCGTGAGCAGGTGTTGGAGACCTGCCAGTGCGTGGTGCCTGACCCGGACGAAGTCGTCGGCAGTGCGACGTCGTCGGTCGCGCTCAAGATCGTGTACGCGCCGATGCTCGCCAAGGGTGACATCATGCGGGACCAGTACGGCGAGGCGATTGTTCGGCTCTTGGAAGGGATGCTTCGCACAGCGAGGCGACTGAACGTTGGAGGCACGATCGTCGAGGAGCACGTCGATGAAGCGGGCGACCCGTTGCTCGACGATGCGGGACACCCGATGGCGGACGAAGTCGAGTACACCGTCGTGCTGCCACCCAAGCGCGACAAGGTGGAGGTGCTCGACGAACAGGGCAACGGCACCGGCAAGTTCACGGTGCAGACGTCGCCGCACGTGCCGGGTGAAGGTGACTTGTGGCTCGAGTGGCCCGACTACTTCAAGCAGACGAGCGACGACCACCAGAAGGAAGCGACGGCGTTGACGCTGTCGACTGGTGGTAAGCCGGTGATGAGTCAGCAGACGGCAGTCGAGCAGTTGGCGACGGCAATGCAACGGGACCCGCAAGACGAGTGGAGCCGGTTGCGAGCAGAGCAGCAGCAACGCCGTCAAGGCGAGTCGTCGATGTTTCCGAGCGCTGCAGGTGAGGTGACTACGGGGGATGAACTCCCCGATGGCTCGGAGCCAATGGAGGGAGAAGGTGGCGAGACGTCCGAAACCGAATCCGCTGCACCTGCTCAAGTCTGACCGTACGCAGGCGCTCGAGCTTGCACGCACTAAAGGTGTCGAGCAGACCGTAGGATTGCTCAAATCGGCCCAGGCCAAACTGAATCGACGGCTGCGTCAAGTCGAGGGGTTGCGAGGGGCAGGCGCCGACAGCTTCACAGCTGCTCAGCTCAGAACAACCCTGGCTCAGTTGAAGCTTGCCGTTGGTGAAGTGCAGCGAGGGGTGCGCGACGTCGTCGTCGACGACGGGAAGCGCACTGCCGAGCAGGCCGCCAAGCATACGCTCGAGTACATTCAGCGTGCTGATCAGCGGTTCACTGGCATCGCCCAGCGGCTGCCGATTCGAGAAGCGCAGGTGCTCGACCACGCCGTCAAGGGCACTGAGAGCAGCATCTTGCGCCGGTTGCTTGGGGATTCAGTGAAGGGCCCAGGCATCCTCGAACGCTATGGGGTGGAGACCGTGCAGCGCTTCGAGGAACGGCTGCAGATGCGGTTTCTCGCCAAGGTGCCGTGGGCCGATGTGCGAAAGGAGCTCATTGCCGACAGCCCGTTCTTGCAGGAGCAACCTGCGTACTGGGCTGAACGTATCGTGCGCACTGAGCTCATGGGGGCGCACAACCGTGCTCAGTTCGAGGGTATCCGGGCGGTGAACCGAGAAGTCGGCGGTGGCATGTTGAAGGTTCTGGTTGCGACTTTCGACAGCCGCACGGCCGCAGATTCGTACGCGGTACATGGTCAGATTCGGCGTCCGCATGAGGCGTTCGAGACGTGGTACGGGCGCATGCAACACCCGCCCGCACGCCCAAACGACCGCGAGACGGTGGTGCCGCACAACGTCGACTGGCCATTGCCAGCAGCACTCGAGTGGAAGAGCGATGCCGAGGTGGCCGCGCGGTGGGCACTCGAGGGCAACAAGCGTGCGATGCCGCCTCGGCCTTTGATGACGACGGTACCACTCGACACGATTGGAAAACCGGCGTAGCTTTAGGACCCATGGCAACAGCTCGCAGACCGTTCAGACTCGACGGGCAAGGTGGCAGCTCGCAGACGCGCGACGTTGTCGGGCGATATGCGCGTCCTGACGCTGTGCCTGCGAACCCGCTCGCAGAGAAGAAACCGGCGATCAACGACCAGCAGACCATGAGCGGGTGGGCACCTGGAATCGGCCAGGGGTCCGCCAAGTTGACGGGACAAGACAACCCCTACCCCGCAATTACGCCCGTCAAGAGCGGGTTCAACGTAAAGTGAGGTGACCCATGGCGACTGAGCCTGGAAACGGCAGCACCAATCCGTTTGGAAACGGTGCTGGTAAAGGAGACAAGGCAATGCCCGGAAACAACTTCCTGACCAACCCTCGTGGAAGCGCAGCGAGCGGGAGCGGCCGTCGCTTCGACGACCAGCAGCCACCGCCGCAAGGCGCCCGTGAAGCTGGCGCAGACCGCAGCACCGACGATGCGGCAGCCGGTGGGCTCATCCCTAAGGTGCAAGCTTCGCCTGGTCCTGACGTCGGCGTTGGGTCAATCGGCAACGGTGCGAAGCCGTTTCGCCTCGGCGGGTGAGAGGTAAACCATGGGCCAGATTTCGGTTTCGGGCACCCTGCTCGGCGGGCCGCCAACGGGAGGCACGGTCTTCCCAGCGGCCCAGTTCCAGACGCCCCTTGGACTCAGCCAGAGCCCGAAGGGGTTCCAGGTCGCGTCGGGCATCCTGACGCGCATCCTGACCGACGCCAGCGTGTTCGTTGTGCTGTCGGCAGTCGGGCTGACCCGAGACGTGCCCAAGGCGAACTTCATCTACATCCGAGCCGAGAGTGACTTCGACTTGCGAGTTACTCAAGACGACGGGTTGGGTGGGAGCACCGTCTCGACCTCGCATCATCGCGGGCTCTACATGGCAGAGTTCCCGGACAACAAGGCTGTGACCTTGCTCGAAGTTGCAGCGAGCACGAAACTCGAGTATTTCGCAAGCGGTAACTGATTCACCTCTCGCAGTCCTGCTGAGCTGTGAGATTCGCAAACCTTCCCAGCGCGCATCGTTCGGCGTGCCTCGGCAGTGGAGAAACGACGGAGACCCCAAATGGCCAACGAAGCAACGTCCAACGACACCAACCACACCTCGTTCAACCGTGCGAACCCGAACAGTCTGCCTGACTTGTTCAGGCTCGCGAAGGTCGGCGACCTCCTGGCGGGGCACCTTCCGCAACACTTGCGCAAGACGAACCCGGACGCAGCGGGGGCAAGCCCCTACAACCTGGCGACGCTCGACGCACTGGTGATGCCGGACAAGGCCAAGGCCCAGAACATCCTGCGCGCGTACGCTCGCGCCGGGGCTGGTACTCTCGGTGTCCTGGCAATCGTCGCATCTGGCACCACGCCCGGTGCGGGTGAAATCGCGGTGGGCCCGAACGGGAACATCGTCGTGCTTGCAGCCGATGCGTGGACTGACCTCGACGTGAGCTACCAGCCCGAAGGCGGAGACGTCGTCGAGTCGTTCTTTCCGGTGGTCGCCAACGTGCTGACGTTGCCGGCCAGCATCACGTTGCTCGGCGTCGTGCTCTTGGCCGAGGTCGAAGTGGTCGCTGGGACCGCGACGGGGAAGAAGATCGTTCTGGTACCGGGTGCCGGTGCTCCTGCGGCGGGACAGGCTCGCCTGAATCTGGCGAAGAGCACCGTGACGTTTGCGGCAGCCGACGCCGTGACACGAGCACGCGTGAAGGTCGTGGTTGCGCCTGTGGCAAGTGAGCAGCTGCAAGCAGTGCTGAACGCAGCGGCGCAAGCAGTCTGAAGCGGTAACTTCTAACCCGCCGCTTCTCTGAGGAAAGGAAGCACTCGACAATGCCTGAACCCATTGCCCCGACGGGGGCCCAGTCCCAACAGAAGCCGGCAGACGGTACCCCTCCTGCTCCAACCGAACCGACGAAGCCTGCATTGCATGGCTTCGTCGGTTCGTCGACAGGACAGCCGTTGACCCCGCCCACAAGCGAGCGTCCAGCAGAGTCAAAGCCCGAAGGTCAGCCTGAGGGTGAAGGTTCCAAGGTGCTTGGCCACGGCGGCAAGCCGATGACCGAGGAAGCCATCTCCGAGCGGGTTGAGCGGTCTCGCAAGAGTTTGCTGCGCGACTTGGCTGGGACCGACGACCCCGAGGAAGTGAAGAAGCTCATTGCCAAGGGGAAGGAACTCGGCGCGTTCAACAAGGACCAAGCTGAGGAGTACACGCGGCTGAAGCGGCAAGAGGAAGCACGCAAGCGCGCGCGTCAGACGGAGCAGGAGCGCGTCAACGCCGACTTGGCGACGAAAGATGCTCGAATCAAGCAACTCGAGGTGCAGCTCAAGGAACAGCAGCAGACCGAGCTCGTGCACCAACAGGACAGTGTGATCTCGGGCGCGGCGCAAGGCTATGTCGCGGCGCAGTACATGAAGCACGCGAAGCGTGACTTTGCGGAAGCCATGGTCGAGCTGTTCAAGAAAGACGCCGAATCCTTCAAGAAATTCGGCGTGAAGCAGACGGAGCGGTGGTTCGAGAAGTGGGCAAAGGAGAACCCGGGGCTTGCAAAGCCTGCGGTTGACCCGTCTGCGAATGGGGTCGACCAAGCGTCGGGTGCGCCTGTCGTGCCTGCAGCAGGGACCAAGCCTGTGGTGAAGCGGACGGTGACGACGACGAAGGCGCCAGCGCGGCCGCCGGCCCCCGCGGGAGCCGATCAAGCCGGGTCGTTCAAGGGGAAGACGGTGAAGCCGGGTCAGCCCAACTCGATGACGAAGCAGGAGCTGAACGAGTACATGCGCTCCCAGGGGATGCGCCCGTACTGACTGTGAAGCGGTCGGCAGCCAATGGAATCCCGGGATTCCATTGGCTGCTTGACTCGCCCGCGGGGTCACGGCAGTATTGCAAGCAGATCAAGCCGACTCGCCGCGCTCCGCGGCCCACCCCGCGGTCCAAGTCAAGGTGGTTTCTGGTTGAGACGGTTCGAGCAAACCCCTCCTACCTCACTCGGAGAAACCACCAATGGCAATCAGCAATCTCGTTCTGGGGGTGCCTCCTCAGATTCTCAACCTAGTCCAGCAAGGACTGCTCGAGCGGAGCTTTCACGACGGGTTGTACCCGGGGCTCTTGTATCGAAGCGAGGCACAAGAGGAGCAGTGGGAAGCCAACACCGGCACCGAGATTTTCATGTCGCGGCCCGGGTTGCTTCCTCCGGTCACTCGTCCCATCGCAGCGGGTGTCGACCCGACGCCGCAAGCGGTGGCGTACGAGCAGTGGGTGGCGAGGCTTCAGCGCTTCGCTGGCACCATCGACACCCACATCCCGACGAGCGTGGTGTCGAATGCGGACCAGTTCCTGCGCAACATCCACCAGCTCGGGTTGCAGGCGGGGCAATCACTGAACCGCATTCCTCGCAACGAGCTGTTCAAGTCGTACCTCAGCGGGCAGACGAACCTGACGGTAGCGACTGCAGCGGTGGACACTCAGATCAGTGTCGCCGCGCTGAACGGCTTCACAGACGTCATCCTGCAAGGCGCGGCTGGTGTTCGCCCACAGCCTGTCAGTGGGAGTGCTCCGTTGCAGATCACCATCGACCCGGACACGCTTGCCATCGTTCGCAACGTGACGCAGGCGATTCCGGACGACCCGGACGACCCGTTCGGTCCTGGCACGTTGGTGCTCGACGCTGCGGTGGGTGCCATCGTCGCAGTGCGCTCGGCTGTCATCTCGGTCGCGAAGCCTGACGTCATTCGAGCGGGTGGTGGTTCGAGCGTCGACGCCATCGGCGCAACGGACATCTTCACGTTGCAGGACGCCATCAATGCGACGAACCGGATGCGCAAGAACAACATCCCGCCGCACGAGGACGGGTACTTCCACGCGCACATCAACACCGACGGCAACTCGCAGGTGTTCGAGGACCCTGCCTTTCAGCGGCTGAACACTGCGCTGCCCGACCATCGCTACTACCAGGAAGCGTTCATCGGGACCCTCGCAGGCATCGCATTCTTCCTGAACACGGAGAGCCCCGACGGCGGCAACGCGGGCGACCTCGTGCCGACGGGTGCGAACGCGCAGTACTCGAGCGGCATCGGTGCGGAGACGACGAACGAGTCGAACATCGGTATCGGTCGCGTGGTGCTGACGGGGCGTGGAGCGATCTACGAGAAGTGGCTCGACGAGAAGAGCTACGTGACCGAGGCCGGCATCACGGGCAAGGCGGGCGAGTTCACGATCGTGAACGCTGGTATCGAGGTGCAGACGGAGCGCATCCGCCTCATCTTGCGAGCGCCCGTGAATCGGTTGCAGGACATCGTTGCGGCCTCGTGGAGCATCACCACGTCGTTCCCGATTCCGAGCGACGTCACGAGCGGCGGTCCACAACGCTTCAAGCGAGCGCTGGTCATCGAGCACGCGCTCAGCAGCTAATCGGCTGGCGTGCTAGAATGGTAGTTGAAGGCCGGCAGCCTGTTTAGCCACGGGTTGCCGGTCAGTGCCGTCACCAATACGAAAAGAGGAAAACCATGCGACAGACGAAGGCTGTGAAGGAAAAGGAAGAAGTCAGGGTGCTCTCGCAGGCACCGGTCGAAGCGATGCCTGAGGAAGCGGGCACGATGACGCAGGCCGCTGCGAACGCAGTTGCCGAACCCCAGATGAAACACCCAGCGAAGGCGTTTGCTCGGCAGACGGGCAAGGGGGAGGCAGTGCAGTACTTCCGTGTTACGGCGGAGCGGCGCATCATGGGAGCGACGGGCTTCCGAGCGAAGCTCCACGCGGGCAAGGTCGTGAACACGACGACCTACAACATTTCGAAGCTGCGCAGCCAAGGCGTGCCGCTGCAAGAGATCACGGAAGAGGAAGCGCTGGCAGGCTGAAAGGGTGACCCGTGTCGGGGCTGAGCGAAATCGAGAAAGTGAAGGTTCGGCTGCACTTGGGCTACCTGAACGTCCAGGAAGCCCAGACCTTCGTGCTCGGCACGCCGGCAGCCGTCGAGACCCAGTTCATCGTCGAAGGGGCGATGAATCGAATTCTCGAAGAGGCGTTGCCCGAGGTGCGCAGGCATCTTCAGATTCTCGACCAAATCGAAGAGCAGATGATTCAGAACCTCGAGCTCTTGCAGATCACGAAGATCGACACGATTGAAGTGAACTCGACGGGACAGGACCGAGAGCAGCGTCAGCTCATCCAGGTCTACGACCGATGGGTGAACGGGCTCGCGAACCTGATGGGCGTCTATCGCAACCCGTTTGACAAGCGGCTTGGCGCGCTTGGGACGGGCGGACTCAACGTCCGTGTCGGCTAAGGAAAGGAACCCGAAATGCAGACTCCCCGACTCCCCGACCCAGGCGCTCCCAGGGCGACTTTGGGCCTGGACCCCTACCAGGGGGCCCCCCCTGGTCAAAAGTCTCTTGGAAGGCCACCCAGGGGGCCGGAATTGGCTCTTTTGCTGGGGGTCTTGGGGGGCCTGGCGGGCTGCGCGCAGGCCAAGCCGATTGCGCGGACGGTCAATGACGCGGCCCGGATTGCGTGCGAGGTCGCCTTTGGCGAGGAAGCACTCCCGCAAGGGGTGACGCTCGAAGACTTGTGCGCGGCGCAAGAGGACTTGCAGCCGTTCATTCGCAACATCCTCGCAGCGAAGCAGGTGGTTGGCGCCGCACACGGTCTGAAGCCGCAGGAAGAATGAGCACGCCTTGCCACGACCCGCACCGCTCACAGGACCCGAAGGTGCGAAGCGCTCGCTTGCGCACCGGCTGACGCGAGTTGCCGACCGGCTGCGTCAGCTGAACACTCGGTTCGGGCTCAGGTCGAAGCGAATCTTTCTCGTCTGGACGACTTGGTCTGGTGTGGAGCGCGGTGAAGGCGTCGAGGTGTTGCTTGCGCAGGTCGAGCTCTTGCCGACGCCTCGCGTCAGTGACTTGACCGCCATCGCACGCAGGCCGTTTCCTCCGGGTATCTTTCCTGAGGGTGCTCTCCGGGTCGACCAGATCAGTGCGGGTGCGTACACGCTCGACGTGCTGAACGGCAAGAGCATTCCCCGGGCGACGACGTCGGCGCCGCGTGCTGACGTTGGGCAAGGGGTGAACGGCAAGACCATCGAAAAGGCGAGCAACCCTCGCATCGACTTCTGGTACGAGTTGCAAGAGGACGGGCGTGGCGACGACCCGGCGGAGCGCCAGCGGTACCGAGTGTTCGGGGGTCCGAGTCGTTCGGAGGGGTCGCTCTACTGGGCTGTGAACCTCGAGCGTGCAGACGAGTCTCGCAACCGTCTCGGTACCGAGACTCAGATTGGCGTGAACGAAGCGCACCTACCGCCGGGGTTTGGCTGATGGCAGCCGAGGTCAAGCTGGAGGACGCCTCGCGATTCTTTGGCGAGCTCGGCGAGCGCATGCTTGCGGCGGCCCGCATCGGGCTGGTGAAGGCAGGCGAGCGCGGATTGCAGAAGCTCGTCGCTGAAATCATCCCGTCGAGGTCACCGCAGCCTGTCGACCGCGGGACCTATCGAGCAGGCTGGAAGACGGAGCGGGTTTCGCGTGACGTCGTCGCCATCTTCAACCCGGAGCCGCACGCGCCGTTCATCGAAGGGGGCGTGCGGGCTGAGAACGTGAAGATTGGCGCCGCCATGATTCGAGCGCTTGCCGAGTGGGCGTTGCGCAAGGGCATTGCCGACGACGAGCAGAGCGCGATTGGAGTTGCGTGGGCCATCGCGAAGACGATGCAGAAAGACGGCATCTTCAACCCTATGGGTCGTAAGGGGCTCGGCATCCTGCGTGAGCTGAACGAGAACTTCATCGACGACATCCTGCGCGAGGAAGTCTCACGCGAGATGCAGCAAGCCGCGAGGCAAGCGCGATGAGCACGCCGTCGTTGGCACTGCTCAAGAACAACACGCTCAACGTGGTGTATCCCCCGCAGCCGCTTCCGGTGCTGCCGGACAAGGATGCGCGGGACTACGCACTCGAGCGGCTGCGAGAGTACTTCTGTTCGCTCATCTTCCGCCGGACGAACGCGCCGGGGCTTGAGGCCATCCCGTTCTGCTTGCCGTTCGAGAGTGTGCTGATTCAGCAACCCGACGACTTGAAGGACGCGCCTCTGCCTGGCATCGCCATCATCCCAGGGCGGGGGGTGCACGACACCTACGGGCTCGGGCCGCCGACCGTGCTCGAAGACACTGTCGGGGTTGCAGGGCCAGGCACTGCGCTTCTGCGAGCGGGTGACTACATCGAGCCGTTCATCGTCGAGGTCTGGGGGAGCAAGAAAGCCGAGCGTCGGGCGTTGGTCGCCGGCCTCAAGGCTGCGTTTCGAGCCAACGACGGCTCGTCTGCGATCTTCCTCTCGCTGCCTGCTTACTACAACGAGACCGCGGCGTTCGAGCTCATCGAGAGCCAGTACATCGACGGCGATGAGGTGAGCAGGAATCGGCGTCGTGCACATCTCATGGTGACGATGCGCGTCTGCGAGGTTACACTGGTCAACGTCCGCCAGATGAACGCCGACGTGGCGACAACGGTACTCGACGGCAACGTCTTCCTCACGCTAGACTGCTGACCAATCCACAGGAGCAAAGAATCATGGCTGGTTTCGTTCGTCGTTTCACATCAGACCCTGGGGTCTCCGAGATCACGTCGATCGAGGGTGTCGTCATCATCGACCGGGAACCCCCGGGCAACATCCAGGGTGCCTCGACGGGGGTCGTGATTGCAGTGGGTGAATTCGAAGACGGCGACTTCAACGCGCCGAGCGAAGCCTTCAGCGCGACAGACTTGCTCGACCGCTTCGGTTCCTTCGGCTTCACGTACGACGGCGTCTCGGGAAACAACCCCGCAGCCCGCGCTCGCAAGGCGGACTTCGCAGTCCTGCCCGAGTACTGGAACGGCAACGCCTTCCTCTCGCTCGTGAACAAGCGCTTCAGTCGATTGATCGTGGTGCGGGTCGACACGACCGTGGGACAGGTCCAGTTCATCCGCAATGCGTGCGTCGGGGGCGCGCAGGCTTTCAGCTACGGCCTCTTGAGTGGGCAGACCCTCAAGTTCCTGCTCGACGACCCCGACGGCGAGTTTTCGCCTGCGCGCATCACGTCGGCCGTCGGCACCTACCCGACTGGGTTCGACGGCGTTGCCGACACGATGACGGTCGATGTGGACGGCGCTGGTCCGACTGTCATCTCGTTCTTGGTGGGGGATCAGACCATTGCGCAAGTCATCGCGCGCATCAACACAGAGCTCGGCTACACGGCGGCTTCACTTGGCACCGTGGCGAACACCATCGTGCTGCGGTCTGCAAACACGGGACCTGCGAGCACGCTCGAGATCACGGCCGTTGCGGCGGGCATCACTGCTGCGATTGGCTTCTCGGTCACTGCGCTCGTCACCGGCAGCGACAACTCGGACACTGCTACGTTCACTGGCGTCGTTGCAGCGCTGGCATCGGCAGCGGGAGTCTACCCGACCACGTTCGTCGGTGGCGAGACGATAAACGTCACCATCGACGAGGGCACGTCGCAGCAGATTGGTCCGCTCGACATCGTGTTCCAGCTTGCCGACCAGACGCAAGCTCAAGTCGTCAGCCGCATCAACACGGCGCTCGGCTACACGGCGGCGGTCGTGTCGGGCGGTGGCGTGACCACGTTGAGTGGGCGAGTGCCTGGGACTGCCGGCTCGGTGACGGTGAACAGCGTGAGCGGCGTGCTCGTGACGACCGCGACGGGGTTCAGTGCTGCGACGTCGGCGGTGGGCACTGGCAACGTTGCGAACATCAACCAGGTCACGTTCAACGAAATCAAGCTCATCGTCGAGGCAGCCGTTGCGGGGTCTCGCGTCGAGCAGGCGCCTGATGGGTCGTTGCGAGTGTGCAGCGTGTCGACGTTGTCGACCGCGTACATCACGGTGCTCGCGCACACGGCGGCTGCGCTTGGCTTCACGGTGGGCGACACTGATTCGATTCTCGACGGCCTTGCGGGCAGCATCCCTGCGGGCACTCGGGTGTCGGACGGCGTGACCACGTGGGTGACGGCCAAGACGGTCAACGTCGAGGCTGGCAACCCCGGCCCCTACACGGTGCGGGTGCGGCCGGCGCTCGACGACGGCACGGCACTCAGCGCGTTGACGGGTACGGTCACGACGGTCGTCGCGGCGATTGGCTTCGACTCGTTCGTCGCCACGAACCTGCTCCCGGTGTCCGCAGCGCTCACTGAAGCGGCGCTCGATGCGGCGTATGTGACGGCGCTCGATTCGACGTTGAATTCGAACGCAATCTCGAAGCAGGGCAACATCATCTTCAGTGCGCGGCAGAGCAACGCCATCCGGACAGCACTTCGCCAGAACGCGCTGCAAGCGTCGAGTGAAGGGTTGGCGGGTCGCATGGCGGTGATTCGCCCGCCGCTCGGCACGACGACTCGAGCGCTCGCCTTGTCGAGCACGCAGCAGCCAGGCGTCGGTGCCTACCGCGAGCAGCGGGTGGTGTACGCTTTCCCGGGTTCTGCGACGTTCGTCCCGCAGATTGCGAGCCGCGGGCTCGGTGGTGGTGACGGCTTCACGGAAGACGGTGTCATCGACACTGGGTTCGATTCGTGGGTAAGCAGCACGCTCAGCCAGCTGCCTCCCGAGGAGAACCCGGGGCAGCTGACGGGCTTCATGACGGCAATCCAGGCGCTCGAGCGCGGGAACCCGGACGTGCAGGACATGAAGATCAACGACTACAAGGCGTTTAAGGCGAACGGCATTGCAGCGCTGCGTATCGACGACGGCACGCCGATCATCCAGAGCGGCATCACGAGTGTGAACCCGACGACGTTCCCGAACCTGAAGAACATCGCACGTCGTCGGATGGCCGACTTCATCCAGGACTCGATTGCTCCGCGGCTCAAGGCGTTCAACAAGAAGCTGAACACCCGTGAGCGTCGCAGTCTCATCCTCGGCGAGATCGACTCGTTCATGAACGGGCTGAAGAGCCCGAACAACCCGAGCAGCCAACGCATCGACTCGTACATCATCGACGCCATCTCGGGAAACACGCCCGAGGCGCTGGCGGCGGGTATCTTCCGCATCATCCTCAAGGTGCGAACGCTTTCCTCGCTCGACTTCATCGTTCTCGACACCGAGATTGGCGAGAACGTGGTGACGGTGACGGAGCAACTGGCGGCCTAGTCTTCCAGCACGTACTTTCTGGTCGAGTTCGTGAAGGCCCGCTCGGCAGTCCAACCCCTTCTAAAGCGATTCTGCAATACATGTTCAGCAATTCCCAGCTCGGCAGCCCATTGGCGCAGGTTCATCTTGAGCCCGTGAAACTCGACAAGACGCTGGCGGGTTGGCTTACTCCGCTTGCGGCAATTGGTGTTCTGTTGTTTGGGAGTTGCCCAACGACAGTTGTCCGGTTCGTAGTGTCCTTCGTTGTCGATGCGATCGAGCGAGTGACGAGAACTCGGGCGAGGTCCGAGCTCGGCAATGAATTGCTCGAACGAAGTGAATCTGAACTCGATGCCTCGTCCGCCGTAGTGGTTCCAAACCGGCGAATTTGCATTCGTGCAACGGTGCTTGGCCTGGTGATAGGCCATGTACTCGGGGGTGCCGTCGCCCCCATGCTTGCGGCTTGCATGTCCTCTGGAGACTCCCATTTCGCGACGCAGGCAACCGCAGGACTTGGGTTTCGTTTGACGACGGTCCAGCGCCCGAAGCGTTGGTCTTTCAAATCATCCATTTGCATGACCATGAATATGGCATGTTTAGCAGAAAGGGTTCAAGCGTGGCCGACCAAAGGCTGAAAGGCCAAGAAGTCTCAGTTCGAGTGATTCAAGCCGGCAACGTCGTGACGTCGATCGACAGCGTGTCAGCGTTCAACGACAACGTCGCCCTAGAGCTCAAGGAGCAGGGCTACCTCGGCGAGACGGTGAACCGGTTCGACGACATTCTGAACGGGTACGGTGGGGACTTCGAGTTCCACGTGAACCGAGCAGACTGGAACGACCTGGTCGAGCTCATCATTGCGCGTGCGACACGAGCCCAACCCGACCTCGTCTTCAACGTGGTGCGGACCGACTTCTACCCGAATGGGGACACGTCGGTCTTCACCTACCAGGATGTCAAGTGGGGTGCGATTCCCACTTCGGTTGCCAGTCGTGGTGACTACGTCAAGCCGCGCATGGAATTTCGGTGTGAAGAGCGACCGGTGCAAACCAACGCTCTACCCTGATTTACCCTGCGCCAACATGACACTGCGCCGTCGGGCGTGCTTCTAGGTGACGGCCTGCAAGCTTCCTCCGCACGACGGCGCGGGGTCAGTAATCGAGAATGAGGAATACCGATGACCGACCAGAGCGAGGGCTTGCCCCTTAGAAGTGACCAGAGTGAACCCGACGTGCCGCCTGACCCTGGGCAGGAGGACCCGAAGGACACGCTCGAGGAGCGTGTCGTGCGTGAGCTCGAAGCTGAACAGCGCGAGCTAGAGTTACCCGAGGCGGAGCACGGTGCAGCCCCCCATTGGGTGAAGCTGCCTCCGGGCTTCACGTTTCCGCGTGGGAAGCAGGTGCTGTTTGTGAAGTTCAAGTCGAAGTGGACAGACGCTCCGTGGAAGGGCGAGCCGATCAAGGACCCTGTGACGGGGATTCGCGAGGTCGACGAGCAGGGCCGGGTGGTGTTGTACCGGCAGTGCGTCGTGTGGCCCATCAACGTGGCGGACAAGAAGCTTGCACTCGGGCGAAGCCAGCGCGACGCGAACCGGGTGGGCGACGAGCTCGCGAAGCAGATGGTTCGGGTGCACGACGGAGTCGAGGCTGACTGGAGCACGGTGCGCACGGGCGGCATCGAGATGTTCTGGAACGAGCTCGGCGAGCGGTGCCGGCGTCTGATGCACATGATGTTCAACAAGCTGCACGTGCTCGACACGAGTGAGCAGCGCGATTTTTTACAGAATTGCATCGAAGTCAGGTCCACCGGCTCCTGACGCGCGACGACTTCGGCAACACCCTCGACCAAGGTGTTGCCGAAGACCGTATGCGGGATCTGTTCGGGTACTTCGGACAGAGCGACGGCGACGTCATCTGCGACGCGGCGCTGGCCTTCGCCTTCGATGATCCTGCCAAGGAACTACGCGAAATGGATCGCGCGCTCATCGTCCTTGCGAAGTTCGCGAACCTGCCGCCGGAGTGGACGGAGCAGCAGGACATCGTGCGTCAGAACCAGCTGCTCAGCATCCTGCACGAGCTCATCGAGACGCAGCGGCAAACCTTCGAGCGCTCCAATGACAAGCCCAAGGAATGGCAGTAGGCTTGAGGCTGACCCGTGGCTGACGTATCCGTTCGCACAGAACTCAAGCTCGACGACCTTGCGACTGAGGTTCTGAACCGCATTCGCAGTGGGTTCGATGACGTCGACGCCGAGGTCGACCAAACGCAGTCGTCCCTTCGAGACTTCGGTACGCAGTTCGCCGCGACGTTTGCGGCCGTGAGCGTGGGGCCACTGCTCGGCAAGCTGAAGGACGTCGTCACGGGGTTCATCGACGTCGGCTCTGAAGCGTACGACCTCGAGCAGAACATCGCCGGCATGCTCGCCGGTATGACGGGCAACGAGTGGGTGATTGCACGCGCCTATGCGGAAGACCTGAACGCGCAGTTCAACACGCTCACGATCTCGAGCGGCGTGTTGAAGGACGACATCAAGGCGGGGCACCAAGAGCTCGTGACGTTTCTCGGGGGTGGCAGCCGCGCATTCCAGGTTGCGAGCGACAACCTGCAAAACCTGACGACGCTCGCAGATGTCCAGGGGTTGAGCATGCAGCGGCTCGGCATGGACTTCGGGCGGATGAGTGCCGGCATGGTGGCAATGGAAAGCCCGCTCTTCAATTTGTTGCGAGGCACGGGCATCTTCGCGTCCAAGATCGAGGACGTGAACAAGGAGTGGCGCGAGCTCACGCAAGAGGAGCGCATCAACCGGTTGTCGGGTGCCATCGGGTCGATCGCCGAGAACTTGGGGAAGGCCCCACCGACACTCTCTGACATGGTGACGTCGATTCGAGCCATCGGCGACGAGTTCATGGAGACGTTCGGCAAGTCTGCGATGACGGAGTTCATGGGTGGGCTCGTCGACTTGCAGGGCGATCTGGGCGATGCGCGTGGAGACCTGCGAGCGTTCGCGAAGGACGTAGGGCGAGAGGTTGGGCAGTTTGCGGGCGACGCGATCAAGGGGATGCGGGATGCGTTTGCGTTCATTCAGACGCATGCCGACGAGATCAAGTCGGCCGTGAAGGAAGGGTTCCAGTTTGCGCGGGACACGGTCACTTGGATTCTGGCCCACAAGACGGAATTGATGGTCCTTGGGGGCGGAATGATGCTCAGCATGACGGGCGCTGGGGGCGGTCTCCTAGGCGGTTTGGGGGGCGCCGTTATGGGGGGCCTTGGGGGGGCGGCAAACGCGCTAGGCGAGCGCCAGGCGAGCAGGAGCATGGGTCTTTTGGGAGCCCCTTCCCCAGGGGCTCCACGGGGGGGCGGCATGGTGCCGCTTCCCAAGCTGGACTTGACCGGGCTGACCGACTCTCAAAAGCAAGTCGCGGCAATCAACAAGGCGGTGGTGCAGGACTTGGTGAACACGCACGGGGTCGCAGGGCAAGTGCTCATGCGCGGCTCGTCGCAGGTTTCGAATGCGGTGCAGGGGATGTCGGTGGCGCAGCAAGCCATCGTGAAGGCAGCGGCGTCGACGGGCACGGTCGCAGGTCGCTTTGGTTCGGCGATGAGCGGGTTCGTCGCGTCGGGTGGCCCTGCGGTGCAGATGGGAGCACAGCTCACGAAGGGCATCGGTTCGCTTGCAGGGGCCATCATTGCCGGCGGACCCCCGGCGTGGGCTGCGACTGCGGCAGTAACGGCATTCGCGGGCGGGCTCATCTACCTGAACGCCAAGGTGAACGAGGCGGAGGACGAGCGAAACCGCATCGTCGACGACGGACTCAAGGAGTACGCGCAGCTTTCGCAGACGATGGGCGTGCTCAACGACGAGCAGATCAAGCGCATGGATGAACTTCGGGCAGCAGCCGAGCGTGCCGCTTCGGACAAGCTCATTCCCGAGCGCACGTTCGAGCGCTTCGAAGGAATGGACAAGCAGCGGCGTGGGATGCTGCAAGGCCTGTTTCACCCGCTCGAGGATGCCTTCAGCAACGTCGACAAGATCGCGAAGAAAGTCGGCTCGGACACGGCGCACTTCGATGCAGTCGTGAAGCAATTCGGGGCGACGTCGTCGGCTGCAATTGATGAAGAAGAGAAGTACATGCAGGGGTTGCTCGAGCTAGCGCAGGCGGAGGAAGCGAGCGTTGGGCTCATCACGCAAGCGTTCGCGAAGTCGTGGCAAGCGCACGACCAGTCTTCAATGGAGTACATCCTCGGCGTCGTGAATCGCTCCGAGCAGCTCCGCAATGCCTTCGTGCGCAGTGCCGACATGAGCGCCGAGGGCTTCGCAAAAATGATCTCGGTCGCCGAGCAGATGGGTCCGCAATTCCAGGCGCTCGTGACCGGCCTGAAGGGGCGTCAGGAACAGGAGATCGAAGAGATGACCAAGGGGGCCGCACCGCAGGTGAACTTCAACGGCGGTCAGGTCTTCAAGATCGAGCAGAACTTCCGTGACCAGGAACCCGACCGCATTGCGATTGCATTCGAGAAGCGCTTCACGCAAGCTGCGATTTCTAGGGTCCAAGCGACCACAGCGACGCCATTCGGGACGTGAACTCCCGGGTGTGATAAGGTGCCCAGACCGAAAGAGGTAAACCACGATGACGATGCCGATGATGCCCGGGTTGACCGGTGGAGCTGCGAACGACGAGAAAGACATGGGCGGCGAAGGCGGCGGCGATGCGACCGACCTGGCTTCACTGCTCGAAGAACTCGACGAAGACACCGTGGCCGAGTTGGTGTCGGAAGCCAGCGAGGCCTACTTGAGTGGTGCGCTCGACGAGTTCATGAACAGCGATGTGGAGACAACGCCAAGCCATGACGAAGCGGGCGAGACCGCAGCCGATGAGGCAGCGGAAACTCCAGAGCAGCAAGCGTCTGAACAAGCTGCAGGCAGTGAGTTGCATGACGCTGCAACCTTCGCAGCCAATGCAGGGGCCGTCGTCGAAGAGATTGCGGCAATGGAAACCGCGATGAGTGACCTTGCAGCAGCTGCCAAGGATTCGAACGGCGACGAAGGTCCGATCGAGGAAGCGCTCGAAGTCATCACCGAGGCGTTGGCAGAAGCCGAAGTCGCGAAAGAAGACGCCGAGAAAGCCGCCGACGATGAGGACCTGGAGACCGCGGCTGAAGCTGCGGCTGTCGCCGAGGGTGCGCTCGAAAAGGCGAAGGAAGCGCACGAGAAAGCCAAGGCTGCTGCGCACTCGCAGATCAGCGAGAACAGTGAAGAGCCATCGCCCTTGCAGATGTGGGCGGAACGCAACGCCTGAACCTTTGACGTGAACGAGTGGCTGCAAGTGTCGTCATCATCGAAGAGCGTACGGGCAGCAAGCGCAGGGTTGAGCTCGTAGGCGGAGGACTGCCGATTCAGGGGGCGAACTGGAGCGGCTTACAGCTGCTCGTGACCAACTGGAACCCGGGGAACCCAGAGGCGACACAGCACGTGCTCGGGCCTCAGGAGGTACCAAGCGATTGGGATTTCGTGTGGAACACGACGCGCCTCATCCGCACCCCGATTACGGTGCAGGAGGAGGGTGGGCAGGAGTTCGAGGTCACGCGAGCGTCGACGCTTGCGACAATTCTCGAAGACATCTTCCGCGGTGGGGCGTTGCTCAAGGTGACCTGGATTTCGAGCGCAGCCGAGCAGTCGCAGCCGAGCCCGCGTCAGTCGCGCATTGGGCGCGCATCAGAATGGGATTTCGCCTACGACCGTCCTGACGACATCAACGGGTCGGTGTCGTTCGCTTGGATTGGCCGAGGTGAAGACCAGCCGAAGGCGAGCGACGTGAGAGGGCAGGACCCGCTTGCACTGACCCAGGCCGCAATCAATGCGGCCAACGCGGCAGCAGCCGCCGTCGCGCGTGACGTCATTCGCAACCCGAACCGGAACCAGGAACCGGGCGCCAGCACGTTCACGCTCGGCCAGCTTGAGGCCATCGCGAACGGACCTCGCGAGCTCATGGACTCGTTCGCACGCGCAGCCAATTCGATCAGCAACCGGCTGAAGAAGATCGGCGACATCATCATCACGGTCAAGGAGACACCCGCGGCCATCCTCGGGCGGCTCGTCGACGTCGCGAACAACGGGGTCTCGGTCGCCAACCAGTTCATGGACCAAGTCACGCGTGAAGGCCCCGAGACGCAGAGTCTCCGGAACAAGGTGAACGTGCTGACGAAGAACGCGTCGTACTTCAGCGCTTCGCAGAACCAAGCGGCGAACATGGCGGTGGCCATGGAGTTGCTTGCAGAAGCAGCGCGTCGGCGGCAGAGCAGTGTCATCCCATCGGCAGGCAGCAGTCGGCGGCAGGACAAGATGCGGACCGACGACAACTTCCAGATTCACATTCCGCGTGCTGATGAAACCATGCTGACGATTGCACAGAAGTACTATGGCTCGCCCGATCTTGCCGACGAGCTCGCGATCGCGAACGGGTTGCCTGGCTACACCATCACCCCGCCTCGCATGCCGCTCATCATTCCGACGCGGCGTAACCTCGAGGAGTCGACCAGGAACCGTGTCTAAATGCCGACTCGCGAACAACCGATTCAGAGCTACTACCCAAGCGCTCGCGTCAGATTGATCGTGCGCTTCGAGGACTACGGCAGGAAGGGCACGCCTGAACCACCTGCGACACCGCCACAGCAACGCCGGGGCAAAAAGGACGACGGTGGGGAACGGTTGCGCGTGGAGACCCAAGACGGTGCGTTGCTCTTGGTGGGCCCCGGCGATGAGCCGAACGCAGTGGGGAGCCCACAGCAGCAGAGCAGCAGCCTCGATGAGTACACCCACGTCATCGACGGCATCATTCCTATCACGGCGGGGTGGAGTCAGAACGGCATCCGCACGGCGGACACCCTAAACCTGGAGCTCGAGTTTCTCGACCTGCCGTTGGACCCGCGAACGATTCGGAGCTGCGGAGTGCAGTACTTCCTCGGCACTGTGAGCGCTGATGACTTTCAGCGTGGTGTAAACGGTCAGCTCCGAACGACGAAGGTGCCACCGGGCTCGCGTGTTCCCTTCAACGTCATCCCGGACGACTACAGCGATGACAACGGACGGTCTCGGACGAACAAGCGGTTCGAGGGGTGGGTCGATAGTTGGGAAGCGAACTGGCCCGAGGGTGACTCGCCCAAGATCGTGCTCGAGTGCACGGACAACACGCGCCTGCTCATCGGGCAGGACCACCCGTCGCGTTTGGCCATCTCCGTCGAGGAGCCCATCGACACTGCGATTGCAAACTACCTGTCGAACTTCCCGCAGTTCCGAGGACTGAGCGTCGAGTATCAACCTGCGGGCAGCGAGCCGCCGACACTGAAGGACGCGCTTGCGCCGACGGCCTACCCGCCTGGGGTCGGCCCGAGCGCGTCGAAGGGCGGCGACAACAAGCTGTCGGTGTGGGACTACTTGACCGACGTCACGAAGAGCGTTGGGCTGAACATCCGTTTCGAGGGCACCCGTGTCATCGTTCAGCGCCCACGTGCCCTGTACAATCGCAAGTTCCCACCACGAGCGGACGACCCGTTCCAGGGGCGCACCCTGCCGAAGCTCGGCGCCATCGGGCACCGCCTCATGATCTACGGGCAGAACATCCTCGAGATGCAGTGGCGACGCGAGTTCGCGAAGTACCAGCCGCTGAACGTCGAGGTGCGAAGCTACAACCCGCGCCGAAAGAAGACGCTCATCGCTCGGTTCCCGCAGGTCGACAAGCGCACGAAGCGGCTGAACCCTGGCGAGAGCTCGGACCAGAAGTTCGAGGTGCTGAGTATTCCGGGCATCCAAGACGAAGCAGTGCTGCGGGCGGTCGCGCAGCAGCTCTATGAGGTGCTCGCGCGCAACGAGCTCGGCGTCACCGTGCTGACGAAGAATCTCGGCAGCTACGGCGGTGGGAACCTGGACCCGGACATGCTCGACACGAAGGTCGGTGACGCGGTCGACATCGTGGTGCAACGCGGGAACCTGGAAGCAGACGACCAGAACACGGTGACCACGATTCAAGGCGAGCTCGCACGACGCCCGGGCGAGTTCTTGCGTTCGATTGGGTTCCCGGCAAGCTTCGCAGACGCTTACGCTAGGGCAGTGAACGACGTCTCATTCCCTTCGACCTTCCGCATGCGGGAGATTCACATCGACTGGGACGAGATGTCGGATGGCGTGCGCATCGACTTCGATGCGACGAACTACTTGGAAGTGCGTGCCGATGCGGAGCTGCCAGAGGGTGAAGAGGAGCAGCCGGACACGGCAGCCGACGCGCCACGGCAGGTCGTCGTTGAAGATGAGGTCGTCCTGTAATGGTGATGCGCCGCCGCAAGACGCCTGGGTTTAGCCGAGGCCGTCGCTGGGCGAAGCCGCTCGACCAGAGCACGGCCGCGCAAGCCGTGCGGCAGCCAGGCATCGACCCACGCCAGTGGATTTCGATCGGCTTGGTGACGGCGGGCAATGAGACCGACGACATCGTCGTCTTCGATGAAGAGGAGGGGCAGCCGTTCGTCCGTGTGTTGCTTGAGCCGACGAAGGTTCCCGTGCGCGCTCGCGTCGGAGCGCAGGTCGCAGGCAATGGGGAAGGGGACTGGCACCCGTTCGTCGAAGGGGACGAAGTGCTCGTCGCGATTCCCGAAGGAGATGAGCGAGCGGGGTGTGTCATTCTTGCGCGGCTCTCGAACGGCATCGACAAGTTCCCAATGGAGAGTGTCGCGGGGCAGGACCCGACGACGAACACGTTCGCGTTCAGCCGGCGCAGGACGCCTCGAGTCGAGGAGGTCAACGGGCCCATCATGTGGCGCAGTGCGATGAGCGAGGCGCTCATCAGCCTCGACACTGCGGGTGTGTTCACGGTGCGGACTGGCGACCGCTCGGTGTTCCAGATGAGTCCCGACGTCATCGGGTTTCAGGGGCCGAGCGACGAGAGCACGCCGCCCGAGTTCATGATGCAGATGAACCTGACGGATCGACACCTCTCGTTCACTGTCGGCGACACGCTCTTCAACCTGAGTGACAGTGCGGCGACGCCTGAGCCGAACAACATGCTGAAAGTCGCGACGCCGTTCAGCCTGAGCACCAACGGCAACATGGCGGGTGAACACGCGATGAGCGTGGAGAACTTCGCGAACATCATCGTCGGCTTCCTGCCCATCATCAATCCGCTCGTGTTCACGACGCCAGCGCAGGCGGATGCGTTGCTTGCGGCAGCGATTCTCGCGGCGACGAGCTCGGGGCCGTGGACGGCTGCGCTGGCGACGCAGTCGGCCATCGCGCTTGCGCTACAAAGCCAGCCGCAGAAGCTCATTGGCAACCCGGTCTCGGGCCTGGCTGCAACGCCTGGCATCATGAGCGCCGGCCTACAGATTGGGTGACGCCATGGGATTCGCACCACCAGAAGACGCACCGCCGCCAGAGGAGCAAGAGCAAGAAGCCGTCGAGGCTGGGTTTCAGCCGTCGCCGACAGGTGCGACGGTGTGCGGGTTTGGGTTCCCGATCTTCGTTTTCGACCTGAACATTTTCGTCGCATTCCCGTCGTTCGAGTTCCCGACGTTCGACTTTTTCGTTCAGCTGAACTGCGACCTGTCGAACCCGATTGACGCGGACTTCGAGTTCGGCGGTGGGCGAGTGGGGCAGAGCGACGTCGACAGCGACGACGAGCTCAAGGACTGAATGGAAACCCGGGATTCCATGGGGGGGCCAGTTGCGCTAGCATTGGGTGCATGCCCTCAGGTCCTTTCGCAGGCTACGGCATCGGACCGTACGGGACGATGCCGTACGGCACGTCGATGCCGGCGGGTGTTGCGCTCGACCTGCTCGAGGTGTTGGCGATTCGCGAGAACGTCATCCGCGTCAGGCTCAACGTCAGTCCGAAGTTCACGATGTTGGGGGACCCGAACGACGCGAGCGACGCCCGTCGGTACACAGTGGTCCCGGTGGTGGGGTCGACGGGGCGCGACGCAGAGCCCACGCGGCCGGTGACGGTCATTGCAGTCGAGCAGGTGAACGACGAGGGGACGATTCTGGACCTCATCCTCGACCGCCCGATGAGTCCTGAGCCGGGGGAGTACGACGTCACGTTGTCCGGGCTGGTGACGGCGGTGGGTGAGATACCGATGCTCGACACGACGCGACGCTACACCGCGTTGTTCAAGGGGCTCGTGCCGCTCATTCCCGAGTTCATCATCAACAACCGCGACATCGCGAACCCGCAGACGCGCTCGGGTATCTTCGATCCGTTGCCGGTGGTGGAGAACCAAGAGCTCGACGCGCTCTTGGGGACGTTTCGCGAGGACAGCCAAGGCGACATCGCCTTCGATGAAGGGCTTGCGGGATATCGCAAGCGAGTGATGCGCAGGCTCACGACACGCAAGGGTAAGTTCGCGCACTTGCCCAACTACGGCGTCAGCATGATGACCAGCATCAAGCAGCTCGCTCGGGCGGGCATCCGCGAATTCATGGCGGAGGAAGCCGAGTCGCAGATCAGGCAGGAACCTGAGACTGTCGACGTCTCGGTGGCGCTAGTTGTCGAAGCAGCGCACCCGGACATCACGCGCTACCGCATTCGAGCTCGAACTAACATCGGGCAGCTGCCCGACTTCAACGTGCCGTTGTCGTTTTCACCGACTGGACTCTGATGGCCGAACTACTTTCCAGGCTCGATCTCTTCGCGATTGGGCGCAGCTACGTCATAACCCGCGCCAAGCGCATCAACCCTCGTGAGGTCGACGTCGAAGGCTCAGACATCAACTTGTTCGTCGGAGCCGCGTCGTACATGGCGAACGCGGTGGCGCGTCAGAACATCGAACGGATCAACGCGCTCTTGCTCGACGGGGCTCGAGGGGACGACCTCGACCGCTACGCATTCGACCGCTACCAGCTGTTCCGCAAGGGTGCGGCAGCTGCGCTCGGGGCTGTGCAGTTCACCCGTCTCACGGCGACTGCGGGCGCTGGCAGTCTGCCGGTGGGCACGAAGCTCATCAGTCTTGCGGGTATCGAGTACCTGACGACGACCACTGCGAACTTCACGTCGCTCGGACCCAACTCGTTGCTCTCGACTGCCAACGTGCGCGCGGCGCAAGCGGGCAAGGACTTCCAGGTGGGGGCGAACCAGATCAGGCGGTTCGACAAGCCGAACACGATCTTCGACGTGTCGATTCAAGTGAACAACGCCGAGCCGACGGCGGGTGGCGAGCCTGCCGAGACGGACGATGTGTTTCGCGAGCGGGTGCGGGACTTCTGGGTTGCTGCTCGAAGGGGAACCCTTGCGGCAATCGAGTTTGGTGCGCGCGCCACGCCGGGGGTCGAGAGTGCCAACGCGATCGAGATTCTCGACGACCTCGGCAGGCCGAACCGATTCGTGGAGCTGTTCATTGCGGACTCGTCGGGGGTTGCATCGCTCGCGCTGGCGACGGCTGTCGACCAGACGCTGCTCGAGTATCGGCCTGCTGGCATCTTCGTGGCGGTGAACACGTCACGCCCGCAGATCATCGACATCGTCTTTCAGCCGTCGTTCGTCGCTGGCGTGGACACGTCGGGGTTGAGCGAGCAGATTCGCAACGCCATGGTCGAGTACATCAACTCGCTTCGAGTGAACGAGCCGTTGCTACTCAACGACCTCGGTGCCGTGTTCGCACGCTTCAGAGCGGATGGGTTGATCCCGAAGCAGACTTCATTGCTCGAGCCGCTTGGTGACCTGTTTCCCAACCCTGGGTTCACCCTGCGCACGCGCCCGACCAACGTGCAGATTCTTGCTCCACTGACTTCACCCTCGTTGATTCTCGTCTGACATGCCGCACATCAAAACAGGGCCGTTAACACGCGCCGAGCTCATGGAGCTTTGGCGCTCGGTGACGGACCGCGAGTACAACAAGCCGCTGCTCGAAAAGCCGGACTCGAACATCGAGGTCATCGAGCAGGCGGCGGAGCAGTTTGCCGTGGTGAGTCGACAGGTCGACGGCAACACACAGGGCATGTTCATCCTGCCGTGGAGTGGGCAGACGGGACCCCCAGCGTCGGGCGTCCGCTTCGCCCGCACGATCTTGACCGGAACTCGCACAGGACACTTCGAGGTTCCGCTTTTCTTCACGCCGGGTGAGATACTGGTGCAGCACCGTCTGAACGACTACGGCGAGCACGGGCCTCAGGACGTGACGACGAACCGGCTGTACATCGTCGAGGAGCCCGCGGCCTTTGGCGTCGGTGAAGCAGGGCCCATCGAGATCAGAGTCGTCGCTGTAAACCCAGGGCCGGGCTACAACCGTCCGGAACCAGAGACGCTCCGGACGATTCTTCAGCCTGGCGTCGGGTTCAACAACCTAGCGGCCACAGTCGAGAATGGCTCGGGCTCGACGAACCGCGTGATCGCGACCATCTTTCCCGACGTTCCAATCACGAAGCACGTTGGGCAGTACCTGCTCTTCACGCTGGGTGCGAACACAGGGCAGTACCGCCGCATCGTCGGGATCGAGAACCCGAACCCGACGCTCCCGCACGGCGGAGTGTTCAACCTTGCAGCCGAGCTCATCTTGACGATCACGGGGCTCGTCGGGACGTTCGCGCCGGGTGAGCGCATCTCGCAGCCGGCGAGCGGTGCAGAAGGGCAGTTCATCTCGCTCTACGGCGGGCGGCTCGTCATCCTGCGAACGAACGGCACATTCAACGGGGTTGACCCGATTCAAGGCGAGCTTGGTGCGACCGCTACGGTGACGGGCAAAGAGCAGAACGAGACGCTCGTGCCGGAAGTGAGTTCAGCGGGGTGGCGCATCATGCGCTGGTTCGAAGACTTGACGGTTTCGGTGACGAACGAGACCTTCCCGACGGGCGGGGAATGCGGGTTTCTCGACGAGCTCGGTAACGAACGCGGATTGCCTCGCTTCACGGGCGAGAGTGACGACGAGTACAGGCGGCGCATCGCGGTGCCAGCCGACGTCGTGTCACCCGGTGCCGTCATTCGGGCAGGCAACAAGGTGCTCGAGCCGCTCGGCGAGGAGGTGTGTCTCCGTGAAGTCGGCAGGCCGTTGCTTCCTGGGATGTTCTACGACGGGGCGCCGAACCAGCTGCCGTTCGCGTACGACCTCGACCTTGTCGAGATGGCGATGCTTGGCGGGAACTTGTTCGACAGCGAGTACGCCGCATTCTTCGATGCTGGCGACAACGGCTTCTTCGATAACCCAGCGCCGTTTTTCAACACCAACTTCTACAGCCTGAACAGTCTCTCGCCAGGGTTCCCCTTGGTGGGTAGCAGTCCCGGGTTCATCCCGGGCGAGCTGGTCTCGACGGTGAACACGGACGGCGTGATCACGACGGGTATTGCCCAGTTCGACTACGTGGTGGGCACGACGCAGCAAGTGTTCCGAGGGGTGGTGCGGGTGCGAGGCCCGGGGTTTGCGCCAGGGCAGGTCTTGCGGGGGCACGTGAGCGGCTTCGAGCAGACGATCGTGACGGTAGGGCCTGGGTTGCTCCCGCAACACCGGTTCTACGTGTACCTGAGCTTGCGCGAGTTCCGCGGGTTTTTCCTTGTCGGCGTGCCGCGGGTGCTCCTGCAGGACTTCGGCATGTTCTACGACTTGGCGCCGAACAATGCGTTCGACACGAACGTGCTGCTCAACTTCTACGACGGCACTGCGCTTGGTTCCAATTCGGTGTACGCTCGAATTTATGAAGCCGTCGACAACGTGAGGCCGGCGGGTGTCCCCTTCGACCTCTACATCGAAGAACTTGGGTGTTTCTGATGAGCAACGGCGGAAAAAGAGTCGAGTTCAACGTTCGCGAGCGAATCGTCAGTGCTGACCATGACCGCTTGCAGGACATGGTCGGGCAAGCGCGCGCGGTGCAGCTGGCACGGTCACATGCTGACCAGTACAACGTGCGCACGCCGGGCTACGCTGCGCAGATCAGTGCAGGTGGCCAGACTCCGATGCTCGCGGATGTCTACGGCGGGCTGTTCGTGAAGGTCGACAATGCGAGCAGTCTCTTCGTCGACCCTGGCGTCGTCGGCGTCATCGACCCCGACGGGGCTCCGGGTCCTGACGACGACCCGTATAAGCTCGTCGACGACCCAGGCATGGCGCTCGCTGGCATCCTGCCGTGGCTCGGCAACGTGAGCGGAAGCAGGCGCATCGACGTCGTGGTGGCAGACGTGGCGAACCAGGTACTCGAGACCGACACCCGGGACGTGTTCGACACAGCGACCGGGCTGTTCACCCCAATGTTGCTGAACAAGGTCACTGCGAAGCGCTTGGTCTACAGCATTCTTCGGGGGACTCCAGGGGCAGGCCTGCCGGCGTTGACGAACACGATTCCCCTGGCAGTCGCGTCGGTGCCGAGCGGGACCGCATCGTGGGCCGACGTCACGTTCTGGGATGTTCGCCCATTGGTGGCCGACCGCATCACGTACTACAAGCGGCAGAACGAGCGTCGCAGGTACTACGACTTCGACTTCTACGCGGACGTTTCTGCTGATCACTTTGGCTTCGCGTACACCGAGTGGAACGGGTATCTGGTGGGTGGCCGACTGATGACAAGCGTGCCAGGGCTCGGCGACGTCGTATTCGACGCGGACGCTCCGGCAAACGCGACTGCCAACGACAACTTCAACGGGTTGATCTCTCCGCCCGACGACCTCGGGGCGAACCCGGTGTTCCTGCTCTTTCCGGGTGGGCTTCCCAGGTGGGCTCGATACTCAGAAGGTGCTGCGCCTGGGCTAGCGATTCGAGCGCCCTACGGGACGACTGGGCTGCTCGTCGCAGGTCGCGCTCGGGTGGGCTTCGAGGACTACAACAAGGTCGACGTGAACGGGCTTGCCAGCGCCGTACAGATTCCTCCCAGCACCGGGTTAACGGGCACTGCCGACGGCGTGCTGCTTTACATGCTGCACGTGCAAAACACGGTAGCGGGCGATCGAAGCCCCGTGCGTTCGCTCGGCACTGGGCGGTGGATTCTGTTCTCGCAAGAGGAGGGGCCGAGCAGCGAGATACGTGTCGAGGACACGCTCACAGGCACGTGGGCTGCGCAGGCGAACTTCATTTTTCACAACGTGCAGACGGAGTGGTGGGACGCTGGCAAGATCGCCTGTCCGCGCAACGCGCGTCGAGTCAAGCTGCGATGGGACCCGCCGCCGATCACGACGACTGTCGGTTCACCGCCGCCCCTAGTCGACTATGCGCGCATCGGCTTCTACGTGCAGCAGGAAGCCATGCAGTGGGGTGGCTCGTGGTCGCACCGTGCACTCGGTGACGGTACTGTGCTGCCGGTCGACTTGATCAGCTACGCAGGGCCCGAGGTCGAAGTGCCGATTCAGCACGAGCAATCACCGGTGCGTCTGGAGTGTGGCATCGACGTGCCGTCGACTGGACCGATGCCGGCGGCGGCGTCGTTGTGGAAGTTCGACGGCACGGGTACCTCGATAGTATTGCTGCTAGGTTACGAGCTCTAAAAGGCTCAGAAGGAACGGCATGGCCAACGGCGGAAAGCGAGTAGTCTTCAACACGCGCGAGCGTGTCATCAGCAACGATCACAATCGGTTGCAGGACATGATCGGGCAGGCGCGAGCGGCGCAACTGGCACGTGCATCCACCGACGTCTACTTCTCGAGCAGGCCTGGGCACACGAGTCCCGTGATCACGGGCGGGCAGGTGCCGATGGTGGCCGACGTGTTCGGCGGCTTGTTCGTGAAGGTCGACGACCCGACGAGTCTCTTCGTCGATGCGGGGGTCCTCGGGGTGGTGGACCCAGACGCGACGCCAGGGCTCGACGACGACCCGTACAAGCTGGTGAACGACCCAGGCTTGCAGACGGGGGGTGTGCTGACCTTCCTCGCCAACGCGAGCGGGAGCAGGCGCATCGACGTCGTGCTCGCCGACGTCGTCGACCTGGTGCTCGAGACCGACAACCGAGACATCTTCGATCCCGCAACGGGCTTGTTCACGCCGCAGACCGTGAACAAGGTGGTGTCGAAGCGGCTGAGCTACACCATCATTCGAGGCACGCCGGGGTTGGGCATGCCGGCGTTGACGAACACATTGCCGCTCGTCGTCGCATCGGTGCCCGACGGGGCGCTCACGTGGGCAGATGCGACGTTCTGGGATGTCCGCCCGCTGTGGCAGGACCGCTCGACGCAGAACAGCCAGGGCGTCACGCGACACGACAACCGAACGCCCTACGACTTCAACTTCAGCGTGGTTGCGTCGGAAGCGACGGGTGAAGCTTGGTCCGCCTTCGGGGGCTACCTCGCAGGCGGTAAGCTGATGAAGTCGACGCCTACTGGCGCGATGGGCACGGGTGACGTGAAGTTCGACTTTGCAGACCCCGAGAACGCGACGAACAACCTCGGCATTCTCGGGCCCATCAGTGGAGGCTCGGACCCTGGCGCGATTCCTCTCTTCGCGCTCTTCCCCAATGGGCTACCGCGGTGGAGTCGCTACTCAGAAGGTGCTGCCCCCAGCCTCTCGATTCGCGCGCCCTACGGGCCTCGAGGAATCCTCGTCGCAGGTCGCAATACGTTGAGTGACAAAACGAAGGTCGACACTCGCGGGCTCGCTGCGAATGTGAGCCTGCCTGCGTCGACGGGGCTGACGGGCACTGCCAACGGCGTGATGCTCTTCATGGGCCACGTCATCCAGAACGCGGGCGGTGGCGCGAGCATGGTGCCGTGCGCGGGCTGTGGGCGTGAAGTCTTGTACCCTGCGGGTTACACCTTTTCACCCGGTCAACAGCGCTTGTTGACGTTTCAGCTGGCCGTTGCGCAGACCCAGTTCATGACGTGGGACCTCGCGATACTCCGGGATAGCAACGACTTCGGCCTGCCCAAGAACATGGTCGGGATTGCCTTTCAGTGGACGCCGCCATCCGTCGAGACGTTCGTGGCAGCTCCGCCACCAAGCGCGACTTACGACAACCTTGGCTTCTTCTCGAGGCACGAGACGTTGCTGCACCTGGACCTCTACCCGCAGCAGAGTGTCATCGGCGATGGCACCGTGGTACCCGAGCGGCTCGTGACGCACACGAGCTGGATGCCGCTCGTCTTCGACCCCGATGCACCTGCGGCGAACTTGCTCCGAACCGGCATCGCAAGCCTGACTGCGTCAAGCGGGTCGAGTGCGCCGCTCGGCGGGCAGTGGCAATTCAGTGCGGTCACGAGCAACCTGGAACTCTTGGGTTACCGGCTTTGAAAGGGCTGCCCGTGCCTCAAGTCTCGGAACGCCCGTTCACCGCGAAGACGCCAATCCTGCTGACGCCGACGAACTTGATCGGCGTCATCGCGCTCGTGGCTGCTGTCATCGTGGCGTGGACCAAGATGCCGACCCACGAGGACGTCACGCAGATTGCCAAGGAAGCGTCGACCGCAGCGATGGCCGCAGCGCAGCAGCAGCACGAGAAGACCAACGCGGGCGTCGAAGCCAAGATCGAGCAGCTCGACAGAAACTACGAGAAGACGGGCGAAGCCATCGACAAGCTCAGTTCGCGCATCGACTACATGCTCATCATGCTTGCCGGGAGCTCGGCGGAAGACTTCAAGCACAGTCCACGTGCGCGACAGGCAGCCGAGCGCGTGCGACGAAACCTGGCTCAAGGAAACCCGCCGCTCGAAGGCTTGCCGCTCGACCCGTGAATGGAATCCCGGGTTTCCATTTCCCTGCTAGAATAGGCGCATGGTCTCCACTCGCATGTTCTACGTCTACCAGTCGATCTCGCCCAACGAAGCAACCCCGTACTCGCAGCTGGAGAGCATCGTTGCACAAGCATTGATCGTGCTGGTGCCAGCAGCGACCGCAGCGCTCGTCGCGTGGCTTCGCAGCCACACCTTGCGCACCTTCGCCAAGCAGAGCGCGCTCGAGGTCGAACACCGAGCAGGCGAGCTTGCTGGCTTGCGAGGCGACGCCAAGCTTGCGATGGCCGTCAATCTCATGCACGACAAGACGAACGTGCTGACGCGAGTGACTCGCGTAAAGGCGGAACGCATCGTCGAAAGCGTCTTGCCAGAGGTCCGCAGGGAGAGTGTGCGGCCTCCTCGACGCTGAGCATTTTCCGCGACCCACCCACCGAAACCGCCCCTATTATACCGCGGAGTCCCTTGCTGTTTCAGTCAGCAAGGGATCTAGGATTTGAAAGCATCCTTGGCGACGCGGCTCCGCCGCGTCGCAAGCGCTAGCGCGCTTTGGCTGCTGCCGTGCATTTTAGATCCGAAGAAAGAAAGCGGCATCATGAGGCAAGTGCAAGTCCTCATCGACAACCGCATCAGAATCCCGCTGTCGCAGTTGAGCGTCGCGTTGGTCCTCAAGGTGCAACGGCAGTTCACCTACGACAATCCAGAGTATCGCAAGCTCAAGGCGATTCGAGGGTTCGTACCTCGGGGAGTTCCGGAGACGCTGCGCAGCTGGGAGCTTTCGACCTGCGAGCTGTCGGTCCCACGAGGTGCGCTCGACAAGCTGCGCGACGTGCTCGGCGCTCTCCGCGTGCGCCGAGCGAAGTGCATGGGGCGCCCCTTGGCGAGTCCCCTCCCAGAGCATCGCATTCGACTGCGTCCGTACCAAGAGGAGATCAAGCGCGTCTGCACGCACGAACTTGGCTTGAGTGGCACGGCACTCATCCGAAGTCCCCAGGGAAGCGGAAAAACTACCACGGGCTTTGCCATCGCCTCCGAGATCAATTTGGCGACGCTCGTCGTCGTTCCGACGGAACGCATCTTCAAGCAGTGGGTTGATGGGGCGCTCAAGAACTTGGGGCTCGAGGCCGATGAGGTCGGAATCATCAGAGGCAACAAGCGGGTTATCAGGCCGTTGACCATCGGCATGCAGCAGACACTGCGAAACTGTGCACATGAGTACGCCGACGTCTTCGGCCTCGTCATCGGTGACGAGGCGCAGCGGTTCGCGGCGTCAACCTTCTTCGATGTCATCGACGTGTTGAAGGCGGTGTACCGGGTTGGGCTGACGGCCGATGAACGGCGTTCGGACAAGAAGGAGTTCCTGGTTCACGACGTGTTCGGCCCCGTGCTGCTCGAGGTTTCACGTGAAACCTTGATTGCCCAGGGGGCCATCATCGACGCTGAAATCCGAGTGGTTCCGACGGAGTTCGATGCTCCCTGGTACACAGAGCTCGCGCCGCTCAAGCGGGCCCAGAGCCACAATCAGCAGCGGTTGACGGTTGAGCTCGAAGGGAACAAGGCCCGTAATGCGCTCGTCATGGAGGTGCTGGGCTGGTGCGTCGAGGAGGGTGAGCCGACGATCACGCTGGCGTGGCATCGGGAGCACTGCGCTACGCTCAACTCGATGAGCCTCGCGCGTGGGTGGGACTCTGGTTTGCTGCTCGGCGGTGCCGAGTCTCGCGACGAGTTCGACCGGACCGAACGCGAGTTGCGCGAATGCAGTTTGAATCAAGCGGTCGGCACGTATCAGGCGATCGGCGTCGGCTTTGACCTACCGCTCGTGAGTCGCGGCATCTTTGCGGCACCATGCGCAGGCAAGAGCGGCAAGCAACAGTTCGCCCAGTTCACTGGGCGATACGAACGGCCGTCACCCGAGACTGGCAAGGTCGAGCAGGATGCGGTCATCGTGTACTATTTCTGGGACCGCAAGGTGTTCGGCTTGTGGCCGTTGATCCACATCTCGCGGTGGAAGCCGAAGGTCAAGGTGCTTGATGGCGAGCACTGGGTGAACGCGAAGCAATTCATCAGAGAAGAGGAGCAGCGTGAAGACGACAAGAACAGGCAGGACGACGAGCAGCTCGGTTTCCTCAGAGCCCGTGGTTGAAGGCGACATGGAATCCCGGGTTTCCATTGCGCTCGACCATGGGCTTCGAGCGGGCGATTCCTTCACGTTGACCAGCGGGCGTGAGGTGTACCCCATGGGTAACGGGGGGTTGCTCGAAGTCGGCCCGGTGCAAGCGATGGTGCACGTGCGCGATGGCGAGAAGGCGCACGAGGTGTACTCGCGTGCGCGTGCGCTCGTCGAGGTATTGATGCACGCCGACTTCGAGATGAAGCGAGTCACCTACTCCGGTCGGTTGAAGGAACTTCATGGCAGTTAAGCAGACGCAGTTCACTGACTTCGGGACGGAGCCCGAGCCTGAGCGGCGTCCGCAGAAAAAACGAGCGATGCCGAAGCGAGACTTCGAGCAGCTCTTGACGGAGACGAATGCGCTGAAGGATCGGCAGGCGTGGAGCGAGTTCACGCCGAAGCACTTCGTCGGGCTCTACTGCTTGCTGCACCAACACGTCTACAAGGTGGTGCCCGACGAAGTGCGAGACCAGTTCCGCCCGGCAGTGGGCGCGTCGATGCGCATGCTCAAGCACGAGTTCAGCGGCGAGCAACTTTCGATGGTCGACTTCATGCGCTGGACGTGGCGGCGCGAGGAGTACAAGGACAGCCAACGCGACCGCGACAGTGACTTTCGGATTGGGTGGCGCTTGCAGTTTGGTCGACCGTTGCTGAGCGACTACCGAGTGGCGCAGGCGCGCCGACGCACCACTCGACGTCGAACCCCATGAAGCGCACCGACAAGCGAAAGCCTGAAGACGAAAAGGTTCGCATCCCGCACGACTCGGTGAACGAGATGGTCGTGATTGCAGCGGTCATCGTCGACGAGCAGGTGCGCAAACGCTACTTGCAGACGCTGTCGGCTGAGATGATGTTTGGCACGGGACACGCGCTTTTGTGGCGCACGCTGCAACAGCTCGACCGCAAGGGGCTGCACTACGACCCCGCCACGCTCAAGCAGTTGGGTGGGCCCGAGGTCGACGTGCAGTACGTCGAGGGGCTCATCGCCCAGCGCCCATTGGCACCCCCCAACTTGGAGCACCACGTTGAGATGCTGCGCTGGGATGCTGCGCGTGTCGCGACGGCACGCGGGCCAGTGACGACCTTCCTCGAGCTTCTACGGGACCCGCGCGCCGACCCTGCAACGCTGCGTAGTGCGGCGAAGCAGATTGAAGCGGGCCTCGCCATCGGGGTGAACCGCTCGCTCCGAAATTCAGTGCAGCTTGCAGAGGAGCAGGCGCACATCATCGACCAACGGCGCGAGGGTGTCGCGACCTATGGTGTCGGCATCCCAGGCCTCGATGTGTACGGACCAGGGGACTTCGAGCTGGTCGACGGCAAGCGCATCGACTTGGAGGGGTATCCGCGCCTTGTGCCGGGAACTTCACCCGGGACGCTGTCCGTGGTCACGGGGGTATCTGGCTCGGGCAAGACGACTGCGACGGCGCGAGGCGTGCTCACCATGTGCCACGAGGGGCGTCGCATCACATACGGAGCGTTCGAGCAGGGCTCGGGGATGACGCTCGAATTGCTCGCAGCGTTCGAGCTCGGCTACAGCCGAACTGACTTGATGACGGGGCGGTTCAGCGATGACGACCTTGCTGCCGTCAAAGCGGCGATGCTGAAGATCGGCCAGCGCGTGGTCTTCGACGAGATTCCGTACGAGGGGTTCACGACCAAGGCTCGGAATCCGAACGGGCGGGCGCTCGATCGGATTGCGCAGAGCATCATTGATTCGAGGTGCGACGTCTACATCGCAGACCTGTTCAAGCGTACGTTGTCGGACACGGACCCGAATGACGAAGAGCAGGCGTTGCTGGCGATGCAGCACCTAGCGAAGCAGTTGAACGTCCACTTGATGCTCGTGCAGCAGCAGAACGTGAAGCAGGTCGAGGCGACCAAGAGTAAGCTTCCGCGTCGTGAAACGATCAAGGGCTCGGGCGCGTGGGTCGAGGTTCCAGACCAAATCATCGGCTGGCATCGCCCTGCGCTTTGGAAGAATGTGCCCGATGACCTCATCTATTCGCTCGTGCTCAAGCAGCGGCACGGCAAGTGGCCGCTCATGATCGAGCACGCCTGGGACCCGGTGTTCGGCTCGATCGTCGGCGGTAAAAGTGTCGAGGTGAAGTTTTCGGATCAAGACGAAGCCGAAAGCGGCGCAGACTTGTTCTGGGGTGCGAGCAGGAAAGAGAAGCCATGAAGCCGTGGCGTTGGTTGATGAACCGCTATGGGTTAACAGACGCGGAGGCGTCCAGGTTGGAAGGTCTTTCTGACCGGGGTTGGGCAATTCAGAGCCGGGTCGATGACTTTGCGCGCGAGCATGGCTGCGCGTTGGCGTCGCCACTGGCGAGGGGTTACTTGTTGGAGCTGCTCGATGTTCAAGAGCGTCGACCCTGAGCAGTTGCTCGACCGTCTGGGCATTCGCTACGACAGGCGAGGCACTGCTCTGTGGGCGAGCTGTCCGCACCCAGACCATTCCGACAGTACGCCGAGCTGGCGAATCATCGTTGAGGAAGAGAATCCGAAGTTTGGGCAGCACCGGTGCTACGGGTGTGGGTTCGGCGGCTGGCCTGTGCATCTCGTGGAAGCCGCGCTCGGCTGTACGCGAGTCGAAGCCGTCGAGTGGCTCAAGGACATCGAGCAGGACCCGCCGTTGCCGTTGTCGGTCGCGATTGACTACCAGCGAGGGTTGTCGCCAGTGTTCCGCCTTCCGCTCGGCGTCAACGCGTGGGAGCCGTTGCATCAGTGGGAGCCCGAGCCCCGCGAGTACGCGGTGAAGCGCGGCCTTTTGGACTGGCAAGTGCAACGCTGGCAAGTGGTGTACGCGCCTGTGGGCTACGACGGGGTGAGGAACAGGTTGTCGGGGCGCATCGTCTTTCCGGTGCGTGACGTTGGCGGCAAGCTCATCGGGTACACGGGTCGCAGCTACACGGGGAGCGAGCTGCGGTACAAGGAACCGCAGAAAGCCGAGGGTGCTGACCTCGGCTCGGTGTTTGGCGCGGAGCATTGGCCGAAGCGGCGCAAGGTCGTGGCGGTCACCGAAGGCGCGCTCGACGCGTTGGCGATCGAGCGCGCCTTTCCGTACAGCTTGCCGATCGGGGGTATCTACGGCTCGCAGCTGCATCAGGGCCACATCGCCAGGCTCTCCACTTTCGAGCACGTGCTCATGTGCACGGACCCCGACAAGGCGGGCAATGCCGTAGCTCAGGCGCTCGACGAGCAGCTCAGGCGCTGGGTACAGGTCGTGCGGGTCGAAATCCCAAAGGGGCAGGACTGTGCGAGCATGCCTACCGCCGAGCTCAGGCTAGCGGTAGACTCGGGGTTGCGTGTCGTACATCAAGACCGGGATCGGCACGAGGTGGAAGCAGGATCGACAGGGCGCCGTCGCAGAACTCAGGTCCGTCTTGCGCGCTAGCGATGGGAACGTGAATCGGGCTGCGACGATCTTCGCGATCTCGCGGCGTCAGTTGTATCGCTTCATCAAACAGGCTAGCTTGGAAGGTGAACTGAGTGCCGCTCGAGCTGTCCAAGACCCCGAGTGGCTTCGACGAGCAAAGGAACTGCTGCAATGAACGACGACGTAAAGGCCAAACTGGCCGAGGCTTGCAAGGACATGAGCACCCAAGAGATCGCGCAGGCGTTGGCTGCGAGTCGCCACGGCGAGAGTCTCGAAGACCCGTTGGCAGTCGCGGCTCTGATCAAGAGCTGGGGTTGAGCGGTATCATCCATTTGGAATGTCGTTCCGCTTTGTACAGTTGAGTGAACTCGTCTTGCGCAAACCGCGAGAAGCGCATTCGCGACTGCGCGTGCTGTTCTCGCGCCACTTGGGCGATGTCGGGGGGGTGTCGGTTGAGCTCGGTGTCAACAAGTCGACGGTCTTCCGCTGGCTCAAACGGCTCGTCGATGCAGGGCTCGACGACCCTCGGGCAGGCCGTCGCGGCCGTCGTGGTCCGAAGCGCCAGCAAGGCTGAGGGCCCCAAGGGCAAGGCCAGGGGCCCAAGGGCAAGCCCAGGGCCCCAAGGGCAAGGCCAGGGGCCCAAGGGCAAGCCCAGGGCCCCAAGGGCAAGGCCAGGGGCCCAAGGGCAAGCCCAGGGCCCCAAGGGCAAGGCCAGGGCCCCAGGGCCCCCCAAGGGGTCCCAATTGACTCATGGGTCGGGGGGTAGAGCACTAATTGCTGGCATCATGCGCGCAATTGAGCGACCATGGGTTTGGCACGGGGCTCCGCGCCAAACCAAAGGAAGTGAAATGACTCAATCGACCCCAATTCCCCAGTCCGAACCAGCAACCCACATCGTCTCGCTCGAAGGAGAAACGCGCCGGGTGAACGCGGCTACGTACCAGGAAGCGTGCGACGAGTTGCACGCGAAGTACGGCGGAGTCCCCAAGGTGACGCGAATCAGTGAACTAGTCCGAGACGCCATCCCGATCGGCAAGGTGAAGCCGCACGCACCTAGTGTTGCTTTGGTGAAGCCACCAGTGGACGATCTCGACGGCGACGGCGTCAGTGCCTCGGGACGCGAGCGAGGAGAACGCGACGCGCAGATCGCGAGCGAGAACGGGTTCGTTCTTGCCGAGCCGGTGTATCGGCTCGGCACTCGGGTGAACTCAATCGGCGTCGAGAACGCTCATGCGAGCCAGGTTGAGCACGACGCGAAGCCGTTCGCACAGGAGTTGGCGTCTAGCTTGGTTGCGCACGTGCGAGCCGAGGACCGGCAGGATTTGCCGGTCGTGCGGCTCGCAGACTTGCGGATGACGTCGAGCGGCAAGCTCGCATTGCCCGACAGTCATCAGGTGTTGCAGGGTGCGCGCATGCCGATCAATGAGCGCATTTTCGCTGGCCTCATGCAGCGCATGCCGTGCGCGAGTGGTACGGCGTACCTCAACGATTGTCCGACGCAGCTGCGCAGCATCAACTTCAATCACTGGGCCGTGGCGCTGGGTGAATCTGAGCGTGGCGCCGGAGACCACGTCAAGGAAGTGGTCGTGCGCACGCGCAAGGTTGGCGCCACGCGGGTCGCCTATGGTGCGGTCTCGCCCAAGTACACGTCGTTCGACGCGGACAAGATCGGCGAAGCGCTGCAGATGGCCTTCCCGAGCGACGCTCGCGGTTCGCTTGACTACGATGGCGAACGCTTCCGCCTGGAAGGGATGTGGCACTCTGATGTGCCGGCTGCGGACTACGTCGCAGGCGAAGTGTTCAAGGCCGGCGTGATCGTGACCTCGGGCGACGTCGGCGGACACGCGATTCGTGTGCAGTCGACGATCTGGCGCAACCTGTGCCTGAATCTCATCATCTTGAGCAAGGCCATTGGCGTGGACGTGCGCCTGAGGCACCAAGGCTCGGTGCAGGCGCTTGCGGCGTCGTTCAGGGACGCCTTCAATCAGGCGTTAACCTCAGTCGACGCCTTCCGACGGGCGTGGACGTACGCTCGCAATGAGCAGGGGCGTGAGCTGATCAAGGCTGTGCAGGGCACGACGCGCGACGACTTGGCTTCACTGCCTGTCGAGGCCGTGTTGCCTGGCATCTTCAATGGCATTCTGGAGCGGGACTTGGTGCCCGTGCGAGGCCGGCGCGAGGACGCTGTGCCGAAGCTCTTGGAGATGCACCGTGCCGATGAGGCTGCGGAGGAATACGGCGTCAGCCGGGCCAGCGTGGTCAACGCCTTCACGCGCTACGCGCACGAGGTCGAGACCGACCCCTTCCGGGCCGACGACATCAGGGCCGGGGCGGGTGCTCTGCTGAGCAGCCACCACGGCAAGGCGCCTGCTCCGCTTCCGTACCTCGCAATGGCGTGAGTGTAGGGGTCGACGGGCGAATGGAATCCCGGGATTCCATTCGCCCGTCGGACCGTGCATTCAAGCACGCACCAAGGAAGTGACACATGGCAATCGAGATGAAACAGGAAGGCAGGCGGTACTACCTGCTCAACACGCCCTACGGACTCAAGGATCAGCTCCGGTCCGCTGGGTGTAACTGGGACCAGGACAAACGAGCGTGGTGGACGGGCAAGGCTGAGGTCGCACTGCGCTTTGCAGCGGCGTCGGGTGAAGCCGCCGACAAGCCCGATGCTGAACGCCTGGGCGACGCGACTGAGGTCGCAGGCAAGGCTCGCTACAAGGGGACCGAGTATCTGCTGCTTTGGTCGGGCTCGACGCGCAAGGGGCCTGCCTGCAAGCTTGCATTCACGGACGGGTCCAAGGTGTTCTGGGCGTCCGAAGCCGAAGTGGAGGTCACCAAGCGCTATCAAGATCGCCAGTGGCGCGGGCGTCGCGAGCCTGGGATGACGTTCGGCCGCTTGCAGCAGCTGCGAGCCGAATACAAGCAGCATCGCTCTGAAGCGCAACGGCTCGGAGCGAAGGACGGCCTCGTGGGTGAACGTTCCGAGTTGTGTGCAGACTTCGAGGCCTCCCGCTCAGAACGACATCCGGGCAAGCCGGTCGGGCATCTCCAGTGGTTGAAGACTCGCAACCAGCGGATTGCGGTCGTGCTCGTGGGCTTCGAGCTCGCGACCTTTCTGCGAGGAGAGGATGCCGAGGACATGGGCCACTTCGATGTGCGAAGCGGCTGGTACGGCACGCTCTACTTCCGGCCAGCGACGTTGGCGGAAGCGACTGGACTTCAGGCACGCGAGCCTCGCGAGGACGCTGTGATGCCAGCGGCAGAACAGGCGGCATCGTGAAGCAGCACTTGGACGCGCTCGCTCGTGGCGAGGTCAGCTTCGACGAGTTCGCACGGCGGACTGCGACCGATTGGACTCGGCTCGCGGGTAAGGTCTACAGCGCCTGGCGGCGAAACTTACCCGTGGGGGTTTCGCTCGACGACATCAGGCAGGAGATGCTCTTGCACGCTTGGCTCGCAGTGGGTGAATACGACACGTCGAGGGGTGGGATGTCGCTCAAGTCCTACGTCGTCTACATGGCGTGCGCCAAGGCGACGCGGTTCGTCCACGAGCAGCGCTGTGCGAAGCGCCGTGACGACCATGCTCCGAGTCGGCACCCGGTGACGTTCACCGAGCTGTTGCGGATCGACGATGAGCCGGGCAAGGCGCTCGACTTGCTGCTCGAGGACTCCAGTACACAGGACCCGTCGGAGCTGCTGGACGCGCGGGCGAAGTTCGCTCGTGCGCTCACGGTGGCCGATGGGGTCGACCTGTATGCGCTGGTCGCGCTGCGCGAGGCGTTCGGCAATATCCCGCAGGCGGCTGAGCTGCTGTTCGATGAGGTGCTGCTGCGCTTGCACGAGCGGTGGGGCAGTCCGCACGCTGCGATGCGGCAGATCGAAGACTCGATGCGCCAGTTGTGCGCATGAGGGTGAACACGCGAAAGGAAGTGACATGGACAAACCGAATCTCAAAAAAGTGAACCCCGAAGTGTTGGCGAGGTACGTCAAGCACTTCGGGCTCGAAGTCGACCCGAGCGACATCAACGCAGCGGTCGACGCAATCGTGGGCCAGATGCGCGGTATCGCGGTCGAGGCCCACTGCGACCAGTGTGGAGGTGACAGCGATGACAGCCTGCCGGAGTGCCCGTACTGCGGCGACGGCCCAGCGACAGCAGACGAACCAGCGACAGCAGAACCAGCGACAGCCGTCGCATCAACAGAGGTGACCGACATGGCAAAAAAGACCAAGAAAAGCTCAACGAAGGCCAAGGGCAAGGACGCCCCCAAGGGATTGCCCAGGCCGCTCAAGGACGCCCCCAAGGGGCTCCCAAGGCCCCCCAAGGGCAAGGGCAAGGGGAAGGGGGAAAAGGCCCCCCAGGACGCCCCCAAGGCCCCCAAGGCCCCCAAGGCCCCCAAGGCCCCCAAGGCCCCCAAGGCCCCCAAGGCCCCCAAGGCCCCCGTAGCGATTGTCAGTTCGGGCGATCTGACCAAGGGCATGGCCAGGGTGCGCGAGCTGCAGCATCAGGCGATCGTGTGTACCTGGGATCTGGGGCGCGCTTTGTTCGCGATCTATGAGGGCAAGCTGTGGACTCAGATGACAGCCGACGGCAAGGCGCTCTACGACTCGTGGACGAAGTTTTGCAAGAAGGAGCTCGGTGTCGACCCGAAGCACGGCTACCGAATCATGGACGTCGCGGCGAACTTCACGCGCGAGCAAGTCACCGAGATAGGCGTGACCAAGCTCGGCATGATTGTGCGGGTTGCTCCGGAGCAACGTGCGAAGCTACTCGAGGCCGCGAAGGAGACGCCGCGAAGCAAGCTTGCGGTCGAGGTCGGTAAGCTTGCGGCTGGCCAGGTACGTGACACTGGACGCGACGGCTTCAAGGGCGATTCGGGCAAGGGGCGCGGTGGCAAGGGTGTGCGCGAGGATGGGGTGGCCGCGAAGAGCACGAAGGTCACGATCGTGCGGTCCGAACCGCGGGTTGTCGTGGAGCTCTTCAAGCGAGGCACGACGGAGCGGGCTCGACACGTCAAGGACGCGTGCGGCGTCGAGCAATGTGCGAACGGCATGGTCGTGCTGTACGCGCTCGTCGAGACCGAGAAAGGGCTGGCCATCGCGGTCGAAACGCGACGCGACGAGTAGTCGCACGGGCGGTATCCTGGTAGAGTGCAGGATACCGCTCGAAAGCAGCACCGGTTGGGTGTCACTTCCTCGCAAGCCCCAACTGCCGATAGTCCAACCGGTGCTGCTTTCGAGCGATACGCCATCGTCAATGCCTTTTGGACGGGGAACCGAGTGTGTCTCGTGCAACGCGAGGGTGACCAGGTCACCCGTCGCTTCGTGCCTGCCGAGTACACGTGCTTCATTCGCCAGGCTGACCTTGATGAGCTGAACGAACGGAAGCTGCGCGAGCTCAGGCACGTGCAGTCGATGAGGCGTGAAGGGAGCTGGTGGCGGGTGCGCTGGCGGGATGCGAGCGTGCTCAAGGAAGCGTGCATGCCCGAGGGACCATTCGCTCAGGCGGGGTTGACGGTGTTCGAGGCCGACGTGCATCCGGTGCGGCGGTTTCTGACGGACACCGATGTGGAGATTCAGCGACCGCTGCGGTGCTACCTGGACTTGGAGGTGGATAGCCGCGAGACGTTCGTTGCTCAGGCCGATGGGTGCGCTCGAGTACTCTCGTGGGCGTTGTGCGACGAGCGAGGCCGCAAGGTGTACGGGCTACTCGAAGCCGAGACGGACGCCGCTGAGGCGCTCTTGATCGGGGATTTGTGGGATGAGCTGCTCGCGTACGATCAGGTGTGCGCGTGGAACTTGGATCGGTACGACTACCCGGTGTTGATCAAGCGCACCAAGGCAGTGGGGGTTGAGGTCGAAGCGAGGCGTTGGTTGTGGCTTGACCACCTGCAGGTTTACAAGCGCTACAACATGAACGTTTCGGAGAGTGGTGACGAAAAGGAGTCGATGGCGCTCGACCGCGTGGCGCAAGCGGTGTTGAAGCGTGGCAAGCGCGAAGGGTTCGATGCTCGCCGGACGTACCAGGCGTGGTGCGACGACCCTGGCTTGCTGATTGACTACAACATCGAGGACGTCGTGTTGATGCGTGACATCGAAGCGGAGACGGGTTATCTCGAGCTGCACTACACGGTGTGCGAGGCGTGCTCGACCTTGCCTGACAGCAGGGGTACGAACCCGACGAACTTCGTCGAGGGGTACATGCTGAAGCTCGGGCTGGAGTACGACCAGCACTTTCAGACGAAGTACGAGCTCGTGGGTGACGACAAGTTCGAGGGTGCCTACGTGATGACGCCGACTCGCAAGGGGCTCCTGAAAGGGGTGCACGTCTGCGACTTCGCGAGTCTGTACCCGTCCACCATCATCAGCTGGAACATGAGTCCAGAGACGTTGACCGACGTGGTGCTGAAAGAGGACGTCTCGCAGCGTCCGTCGTACCTCAGCCATGTTCCGCCGAAAGAGTTACCGCTTCCTTCGGACCACTGCGTGGTGCCGTTCACCGACAAGGTGTTTCGCACGGACAAGAAAGGGATCTTGCCGATTGCACTCGAGCGGCTGAACGATTTGCGGAGCGTGTGGACTCGGCGCAAGGACCAAGAGGCGCCGGGCACCAAGGCGTGGAAGGAGTTCGACCGTCGTGCGGGCGCCTACAAGATTGCGGCCAACAGCTTCTACGGGGTGCAGGGGTCGATCTTCTCGCGCTTCCATGAGCGCGACGTGGCCGAGTCGATTGCGCAGGCGGGCAAGTGGCTCATCCTTCAGACCCACGAGGCGGCGATTGCGCGCGGGTTTGAGTCGCTGTACGCGGACACCGATTCGCTGTTCGTTGCCGGGGTAAGCCGTGAGCAGTTCTCCGAGTTCGTCAAGTGGTGCAATGTGGATTTGTACCCGAAGCTGCTCGCGAAACAGGGTTGCATCACGAACACGGTGAAGCTCGCTTACGAGAAGGAGTTCAGTCGTCTCGTGCTCATCGGCAAGAAACGCTACGCCGGCAAGTACGCGCACTACAAAGGTAAGGCGGCGACGGCTGAGAGTAAGCCTGAGATCAAGGGGCTCGAGTACAAGCGTGGCGACACACTTCGATTCGCTCGCGAGATGCAGTACCGGCTCGTTGAGATGTTGCTGTTCGAAGAGGTCGAGGACGTCGAGGTCTACCGTGCGGAGATTGGGGTGTGGCGTGATCGGATTTTGAAGGGCCCGTTGGTGCTCGACGACGTACGCATGAGCAAGCAGTTGACCAAGCCAGTCGGGCAGTACCGTCGCAAGGAGAAAAAGGACGGTGGGATGAGCGCGTTGCCGGTGCACGTGGAGGTTGCAGTGCAGCTTGCCGAGCGTGGGCTCGACGTGGGGGAAGGGGTTCGGATCGAGTACGTCGTGGTCGATGGCAAGTCGCCGCTCAAGGCCATCCCTGCCGACGACTACGACGGCGACGTCGACCGTTTCTACCTTTGGGAAAATCTCGTGTACCCGCCGTCACAGCGAGTGCTCGACGCTGCGTTTCCCGGGCACAAGTGGCGCGACTACTTGCGCGTACGGCCGTTTCGGGACGGCCGTCACAGGACTGACATTCTAGGTCAGGCGCTGCTCTTCTGAGGCTTGGCTTTCGCGGCATCATTGGAGCAGAAGGAAACCCCCCGAATGAGAACTCGCAGTACAGACCGGAAGAGTCGAGCTGAGCAAACCGCCGGCGTGTCGAGGTCGGCTCGTGTCGAAGCTCAGCCTACAGCGGAGACGCTTGCAGCATCGAGCGTGGGCATGGGTGACACGGGGCCAGACTTGGGAGCGCCTGGCTACCAGCGGGTCCCGAGGGGCCAGGGGTTGACGAGAGTCTCCAAGATCGAGATGACGGGCTACGAACGCATCATCGACTCGGTGTTCACGATCAACCGGGACAAGGTGTTCGAGGAGGTTCGGGCGTTCTTGCGGTTTGAGGGCAACCCAAGTCAGATGAGCTACGGTGAGCTCGTCGACGAGCTGAATCAGGCGCAGGAGACTGCGGTGCGTGCGCTTCAGCTCGTCGCGAATGCGAACGCGACGCTGGCGAACTACTTGGGCGATGTCGAAATCATCAAGGCGGAGCTCCACGAGCAGGCGAAGATTGAGATGAACGCGAAGTGGAAAGACCCCGCGGATGACGAGGTCACGACCAAACCGACGATCGCGGACGTCGAGGCGTACAAGGTTTCGACGTACCACGACGAGTGGGCGGATATCACGCGGCGGGTCACCGAGGCGAAGCAGACGGTCGCCTTCATCGAAGGGTTGGCGAAGCGCGCAAGCGAGCGCGCACGTGACCTTCGCGACATGGCGTCGAACGCCCGGGGCGTCAGCTAAAAAGCTCGGCGAATGGAATCCCGGGATTCCATTCGCAATGAGAAACACGGACACCTAAAACGGCAAGGAAACAAGGCAACATGGCAGCAGTAGTTTTGGATTTCGGTACCGAGTTTCTCGATCATTCGCCAACGTCGGCGGGGTCGGGGTTTCTCAAGAATTGGAAGGAAGACGGGCGCATCGTCGGCTGGATGCACCCGAAGGCTCCCAACATCAGCGTCTGGAGTCACAACTGGTACCGCATCGCGAAGATGCGGGACAAGGACAAGAAAGAGACGCTCGTCATCAAGGGCAAGCGCGTCAACTGCCTGGAGAACGAGGAGCTTTTGAAGAAACAGCGGTGGCGGGATTCCGACGATGTGCGGAAGGTGCCACCGGTGATGTGTCCGCACTGTCTCTGCTTGGAGTGGGTGCGGGAGCAGGTTAACGCGGGTAAACTCGAATGGAGCACTCCGATCTTCGAGTTCAAGACGCCTGGCGACACGCCGATTGGTGGCGAGAAGGTCAAGCTGTATGCTGGCGGCTTTACTGGGTTGTTCCAGCGCCGTGACTTGAGCGAGCAAGAAGTCGAGCAGGTGCGCAGGACGGGTGTGAAGGTGAGCGAAGCGTACAAGCAAAATGGGGCTGCGCGTCAGCAGTACGTGTTCGCGTTTTTGCCTGCGAGCGACCTCGGCGCTGGCTGGATGATTGCGATCGAAGGGCCGACACTCGGCGAGAAAATGCGCAAGTGCATCAAGGACGAGATCAAGCGGTGCAAGGGCGATGTGCAGTTGGGGCACCCGGCGTTCAACCCCTACCCGTTCGAGTGGAACTACGACGACAACAAGCAGTTCGATGATAAGTATGATGTCGTCGCTTTGACACGCGACCAGGTGACCGAGAAGGTCCGGGTGTTGCTCGACAAGGAGCCGCCGGACGTCGCCGCGTTGATTGCGGACCCGAAGCTCGGCACGCTGTACGACTCGATGAAAGCTGCGGCGTTGGTACAGATGCCCTTCGACCAATTCTTCGAACGGGCATTCGATGCGCTTGGGCGCCACTATGAAGACGGCGAAGACGGCGAGGAAGGTGAGGAGCCGGGGCGGGGAAGCGTGCCTGAAAGTGCGAAGCCGTCGATGGTCGCCGAGGTTGCTAGTGACGATGGCGGCGACGAGGCCGAGATGATTGGGTGCGACGTGTGCGATGCGACGATGGCCGAGACCGACATGAGCTGCAAGGAGTGCGGCGCAGAGTACGCGACGAGCGACAAGGGCGATGTGTACCTGGCAGCCCGCGGGTGCGGTAACTGCAGGGCTCGAGTCGCAGTTCAGGCAGATGGCGGCGAGAAGTGCGGCAAGTGCGGGGCGGTTCACACTGCCAACTGGGAGTTCACGCTTCCAGCGCTCGAAGCAAAGCGGTCGCGCTCGCGTTCTGCGGCGACTTCGCCCTCGGAGCCTGAGCCTGAGCGTAAGCATGCAGATGCTGAGCCTTCGAGGCGGAGCAGAGCGCGTGCTGCGGCATCATCCAAAGGATGACACGCACGACGCGAAACAGGTTTGCTCAAAATCGCGACGCGCTCCAATCAATGGAGCGCGTCGCGGCCACGTTCAAGGGGTTCCGCCAAGCGACTGAGGTGTTGACCAAGGTGCAGGCAGTGCCCACGATCTTTCCTCAGTACGACATCGCGACCCGAGTGATGGGGCATCCCATCTCTCGCTTCTGTCGGCTGCACGGTCCCTCGAACGAGGGTAAAACGACCTTCACGATCGGCATGCTGCTGTCGTTCCTGCGGTGTGGCCACTTCGCTGCGTTGGCCGACGCCGAACACACGACGCCGCCCGAGTGGTTGACAGAATTGATGGGCGACTACCTCTACCACCCTGCGTTCACCGCGCTGCCCGTCGAGACGTTCGAGTCGACAGTGGAATCGACGCGCTCCTACTGCGAGGGCATCGCCAGCGCGCGGGAGCGTGGAGACCTTCCACCCGAGACGAGCGGCCTCATCGTGATCGATTCGATTCGAAAGCTCGTGCCCAAAGACCTGCTCAAGTTGATGCTCAAGGAAGGCATCGAAGGTGAGAAGCTCGTGCGCGGGCGCAAGGTGAAGAGCAAGGGCGTCGACGGGCGTGGCGGCCGAGCTGCCCAATACAAGGCGATGTTGAACACCGCGTGGTGCGATGAGCTCACGCCACTGCTCAACCGGACCAAGACTGCGATGATTGTCATCGCACGCGAGACGGAAGGTGAAGAGGGCAAGGTGCTCGTCGGCGGAGGAAGCGGGCTCTACTACGACAGCTCGCTCGACTTGCGAGTGACGCGCTCGTTCATCAGCGATGAGGTCGACAAGCGTCTGATGCTAGGTGAACGTCATCGCATCGAAGTGCAGAAGACCAAGATCGGACGCAAGGAGTACAAGTACCCGTTCGGGTACTTCCACACATCGAACGGCGCAGCTTCGCCGGTCGGGTTCGACCGAGCGCGCGATGCGCTCGAGCTCGCTATCGACCAGGACGTGGTCAAGGCGGGGGGTGGTTCTTATCGTTTCGACGGGAAGATGTTCGGCAAGGGTGAAGCTGCTGCGTTGAAGGCGCTGCGTGCTGACCCTGGGTTTCTTGCAGCCGTTGAACTAGAGTCGCGCAAGGTCGCGAGCTCGAAGTGGGAGACCGATGCCTCGGCTAATCGTGACGAGTGACTGGCACTCGGACTGGGTGACCGACGGGTATCCGCGACACCGGGACGTGTGCGAGGCGGTGGCACTCGTCGTCGAGCGCGTGGAGCCTGGCGACCACTTTCTTTTCCTTGGGGACTTGAGCAATCCCTATTCGAGCGGCGTGCATCGTGCCGTTGAGCTGTCGGTCCGAGTAGCTGCCGAACTGAATTGTCGAGAGGTCATGAACACTTGGTTGACGGGTAACCACGACGTGGTCGAGGACGCGAGCGGGTCGCACACGTTGCTCGCGCTCAAGGCGCTAGACACTTCCTGGTTGCCGGCAGGCGGCTTCACGCGAGTCGCAGACGAGCCGAGGGCCTTACCGTTTGAGGATTGGCTGCTCTTGACTCTGCCGTTCACCGCGCCCACGCGAGCGTACGATCCGGTCGAGCAGGTCGAGCGGTACGCCGAGCAGTACGCCGCGACTGAAGTGCCTGTGGTCATCGCAGGACATCTGAACATCGAAGGGATTGCCGCGGGTAGCGAGACGAGTGATATGGCGCGAGGTCGCGACGTCATGTTCCCGCTCGAGCGCGTACTGCAATTGTTCCCGCGTGCGATCTTGTTGAACGGGCACTACCACGAGCAGCAAGTGTTTCGAGGCATTCGCATTCCGGGCAGTTTGCTACGGCTGACGCATTCGGAGGAAGAGCACGAGAAGGGCTTCCTCATTCTGGAGCTCGGACCATGAGAACGAAGCGTACGAGTAAGCGCGCGATCTTGAGCGACCAGGTTGTGATCGACACGCGCCCGCTTTTCACCGTCACTCCGACGGACGCAGCGTGGACGTCACCCGGCGACAGCCTCGCGCTCGGCAGGACGCTGCCATACTGGGGTGCGCTCGTGCGCTTGCAGCCGCCGTACGATGCGAGCGACGAGCGCATTCGCCAGCTCAAGGAAAGCCTGCGCAAACAGGGAGTGGTGAAGGTCCGAACGTGGCCACGCGCGCCGGCTCCCGCTGTCGTCAACCAGCAGGAGGGTTCGACGCGCCCCGAGGTCGAGTCGGTGCAGCAAGTGATCGACCGAATGGTGGGCGAGTCTTTTGCGAACGACAAGCGCTCGCTCAGGCAGCTTGTTGACGGCTATCTCGCAGCAGCCGAGAACCGCAAGCCAGTTGCGTCAGTGCACGGCGTCATCGACGTCGGCCATCTCGTCGGGGTGCGCTTGCAAAACTGGATGCGGTTCAAGGGGACTTCGGAGCTGACGCTCGAAGCCAAGGTCTACAGCGTGACGGCTTCGCATGAGGATGATGCCGAGCGGAGCAACTGGCTCGGCAAGAGTTCTTTCCTCGCGGCTCCCGTTTTCGCGCTCACGGGCAAGTACCCGACGTCGACAGCCGACGGCTGGATTCATCATGGCGAGGCCGAAGGTGGCGTCGACCTCGAGTTCAGTGGTGGCCTGTTCGTCTCGCGGTGGAAGGAACGGGGGAAGGGAACCCGGTTGGAAGTGGTGTACGACGAGCAGACGTTGACGGGGGATGCCGCCCAGCGGTTCATCGACGAATCAGTCATTGATGCGGAGACGTTGTCGAAGACCGCCTACTTCGAGCAGAAGCGTACGGCGCAGTTCATCGAGCTGATGGGGCCGACTGAGCGCAGCAACACGGTCAACGGCTGGCTTGGGATCGAGTGGGTTGCCGAAGCCGCTGAGCAGTGCCGACGACAACTCGAGCGGCTGTCGCAGGAAGAACAGGACTGCTTGGTAGGGTTGGAGCAGATAGCGAAGCTCGGGTCGCTATCTGAAGAGCAGCACGCCGTGTCGCTTCGAATCCACAGCGTCGAGGACGAGCTTGCAGGGTTCGAACGCGAGCTCGTGGAGAGAGAACAGCAACGCAAGGCGCTTGCGAAGTGGGAAGCAGCGAAAGGCGAGGTCCTTCGCTACGAACGACTCGAGCTCGAGTTGGCTGCGATGGGGCCCGGCGTGCAGTACGACGTCGAGGCGAATCGCCAGACGGGCGAGAAGGTGCGTGGCTTGCTCGACGTGAAGGTGAGGCTGATGCAGGAGCATCGACAGGCGCAAGCAGTGGCGCGTGGCGAGTTCGACGGGTTGTGCCCGGTTGCTCAGATCGCATGCCCTGTGAAACGGGAGATCAACCAAGCGACTGAGCCTGCTCGCGAGCGGGTGCGAGATGTCGGCCAGCGATTGCACGTGCTCGTTGAGAAGCTGTCGGTGACCCAAGCCGCGCACGACCGGTTGCTCGAAGGGGAGCGGGCGGCAGACAGGCACCAGGGTGTCATTGAGCGCATTGAGCGGGAGCAAGCTCGAATCCCAATCGAGCAGGCCCGGGCCGCGCTCGCCAGGGGGGCCCCTGGCTCGCCAGGGGAAGGGGCGGAAGGGGCGCTACGCCAGGCCATGCGGGAGGCGTCCCAGCGCCTTGCTGGCGAGACTTCCAGGGGCGCCGAGGTATCCCAGGCCATGGCCCGCAAAGCGAGCCTAGAACGGCGTCTAGAGGCCTTGCTCCCGGACCTAGAATTACACCGCCAGTGTATGGTGGTTTTGGGCCGCAATGGGGCCCAACGGCAAGTGGCCGAGGGGTGCCTCGCTCAGATTGAGCGGGTGGGAAACCAGGCAATGCGGGAGACCGGCATTGCCTTGGAGTTCACCGTGTCGTGGTCGCAGGAAACGAAGAAGCCTGCGGAGTTCTGTGACCAGTGCGGGGCGCCGTTCCCGGCGTCGGCCCGAGTCAAGCAGTGTGGACGGTGCAGTGCTGAGCGAGGACGCAAGTTGTCGAACGAGCTGCGGGTGGAGTTGAGCGACAAGAGTGGAGGCGCCGACGACTTGGCTGGGGTGATGTTCCAGCTTGCGGCTGCACACTGGTTGCGTCGCTACCAAGGGAGCGAGTGGGCGATCTTTCTCGTCGACGAACCCTTCGGGGCGCTCGACGTCGCGCACGTGCGGCGGCTGAGTGCGCATCTCGGCAGATTGCTCGGCGAGCAGTTCGGGGCGGTGCAGGCGTTCATCGTGGCGCATCATGCCGAGGTTTTGGAAGCGACGCCCGGGCGGATTCACATCACGAGCTCGGAGAGCACGAGTGTGATCGAGGTCTTGGGTGGGTAACCTGAAGGGCAGTCGGGGCGAGCTCGAAGTCGCGAAGCTGCTCGCTGGGTGGTGGTGCCCGTTCGAGCCGGTAGTCGAGGACAAGGACGTGCAGTTCGTTCGTACGCCGGGCAGCGGGGGGTGGCTGCATGCCGACGGTTTCAATGCGTGCGGCGACATCATGACCAATTCGAAGCGGTTTCCGTTCTCGGTCGAGGTGAAGCGAGAGCAGGCGTGGAGTATGCAGTGGATGCTCGACGGGAAGGCCTCGCCGGTGTGGGCGTGGTGGAGGCAGTGCCAGCGCGATGCTGAGCGAGCATCGCGTGAGCCGATGCTCTGGTTTCGTCAGAACAAGCGCCCGTGGCTCGTGTTCTTGAGCAAGCGTCATGCGACGAGCGTGCGAGGCCTTGGTTCCCCGGACGCCGCTTGGCCAGACCGCTTGCTCTATCAGGTCGACTGCGTCGTGGTGCCGGTGCTCTACTTGGGTGCCAGAATACTTGCCTACCCGCCCGAGATTTTTGCAAGGTAAGGGCATGGTGAACTTTCTGGCATTGAAGGGCGCGGGTTCCAAGCTCGTGGCGGGACCGCGGTTCCAAGTCTTGGAGACGGGGCGAGCGAAGGCGTTGCTTGCCCTGTTGCGCCTGGGGTCGCAGGCGAACACCCTGCGCGAGGCCGAGCTGTGGCATGCGCGCCGGTGCGTAATGTACGCCGTAGCGTTGTGGAAGCGCCGGGTGCCCGACATCTTGAGAGCCCACCCAGGGTGCTCCGACTGCGTTCGGGACGGGTTTGGGTTTCGGTTTCGGCCGTTGTACGAAGTGACCGAGGAGACTTTGACTCAGGATTTGAAGGGGTTCGAGCGCTGGCTCGCGGCTGTTGCCGAGTTTGGGGCTTCCAAGATTGCGTGGTCGTGATAGGGTTCTCGACAGGAAGCTTGGAGATGAACGTCGAAACAAGTCGGCAGTGCGTCTGCACGATCGTCGGTACGAAAGAGACCGGATCGAAGTGGTCACCAGGGGTCGAGTCGATGGCTTGGCACGCTGGGGTGTTTGCAGCACGTGCTGGCTTTCTCGTTGCGACGGGGGGTAAGTCAGGGGCGATGGCGGCAGCTGCAAAGGGGGCGCGGTACGAGAACGGGATGACGCTCGGCATCTTGCCGGAGGCGGACCGCGATGCCGCGAACGAGTGGATTCAGATTGTCGTGCCGACGGGCATTGGTCTCGCGCGCAACGTGCTGACGGCGCTTGTGGCCGACTGCATGATTGCTGTGCCGGGGGGGCATGGCACCCTGCAAGAGATGAGTTTCGCACTCGAGTACGGACGCCCGGTGTTGAGCTGGGACTCGTGGGACCTCGAAGGTGTGAAGATGATCAAGAACCGAGCCGACAACCATCTAGTGAACGCTTGGTTGGTCGAGCAAGCCGCAAGGTTGAAAGGAAGACGATGAACGAACCGAAACCGCCGACACCCGGTGAACAGCTACCGCCAAAGCCAGTCGACCTCGACTTGATCGAGGAGGGCATGCGCAAGGTTCTACTTGGCCTCGGCCAGCAGGATAAGCCCGAGGTGATGGCGGACACGCCGCGCCGCATTGCGGAGATGTACGCCGACATCATCAACGCGCCGTGGTGCGACATCGAGATTCCGTGGAAGTGTTTCGAGAACCCAGGCCTCGACGACCTCATCATGGTGACGGACTGCCACTACATTTCGATGTGCGAGCACCACCTTGCGCCTGCGCTCGGCGTTGCGCATTTCGCGTACATCCCCGACAAGCGGGTGACGGGCTACTCGAAGGTCAAGAAAGCGTTGAACTACCTATCGCGCCAGCCGCAGTTGAACGAGCGCCTGCTCAAGGATGCACTCGATGCGCTCGAGACGGTGCTGGAACCCAAGGGCGTCGGGCTTGTGCTGCACTCGACCCACATGTGCCTGGTCTGCAAGAGCAACGCGCCGTCGCAAGAGGTCGTGACGATTCAAGGGTTCCGAGGTGACCTCAAGGTCGACCCGTGGCGTCGAGACTTTCTGGCGGCTGCGTACGCGAAGCGACCGCTCTTCGGAGCGTAACCACGATGAGCGGAGCAGAAGTTCTGGCGAAGCGCCTGCGCCAGACTGTGCAAGGGTGTACCATTCACCAGCACGGCCCGGTGCAGGCGTGGAATGCCATCGAAGATGCCGTGAGCAAGGGCACGGTCGAGCGAGATGCGGTGGCCTTGATCGCGCTCGAAGCGAGCCGGGGCAAGATGCTCGACTTGAAGTCGCAAGGCGTCGCGGAGCAGGACCCCCGCTACCGCAAGGAAGTGGTCACGCATGCGTTCATCAAGCGACTCTTGGGCGAGCCGCCCCGTCGCCAGCATCTCGACACCTTCCTCGCTTCGGTTGCCATCGATCGCGATGCGGTGATGCAGAGCAAGGTGTACGAACGCATGACGACGGTCGACGACGTCCGTGGCTTCATGCGCCACCACGTTTTCGCGGTCTGGGACTTCATGTGTTTGGTCAAGGCGTTGCAGCGGTTGACGACCCACGTCGATCTTGTGTGGCTGCCGGTTGGGGACCCAGGCACCCGGCGCCTGGTGAATCAGGTGGTGCTCGATGAGGAAAGCGATGAGGTGAACGGACAGGTGGCCTCGCACTTCGAGCTCTACCTGGAAGCGATGCGCGAGGTCGGTGCGGACACCAAGTGCGTAACGGCGTTCATTGAGGCCCTGAAGAGTGGCGAGCTCGTGAGCGTCGCGCTCGAGAAGTGCGACGCCCCGCTTGCAGCGCGGGACTTCGTGCTGACGACGATGGGCATCGTGAACACGGGCTTGGCGTGGAGCATCGCGGCAGGGTTTGCAATCGGCCGCGAAGAAATCATCCCGACCATGTTCAGGCGTCTGCTCGACTCGCTCGAGCGCCAAGGCGCCGAGTGCTCGAAGCTCAAGGTCTACCTCGACCGGCACATTGCAATGGACGGCAACGAACACGGCCCGGCTGCGTTGAAGCTGCTGCAATCCCTGTGCGGCGATGACGAGTCGAAGTGGGACGCGGCGTCGATGGCGGCGCGCCGCATGCTCAAGGCTCGCAGGCAGCTGTGGGATGCGATCTGCTTGGCACCTCAGGACGGCGCCTGAATGCAGCTCTACGCCGTGAGCGCTCTGTACCAGGACCGTCTGCTGGACGCTGTCGAGTACCCCTACAGGCTCTACTCGTACCAGTACCTGACGCCGGCACTCACCGAGACGTTCGTGTTACGCGACCCCTCGAAGACCATCATGGATTCGGGCTTGTTCTCGTTCATGACGGGTGTGAAGGAAATGGAATCGACGCTCGAGGCTTACCACGTCTACACGAGCAAGTATCTCGCAGACCTGACGCAGTGGGGTTACAAGGGCTGGATTATCGAAGCCGACGCACAGCGCATTCTGGGCGTCGAGAAGACCATGGAGCTTCGCAAGTTGTTCGAGCCGTTCAAGGACCGCACCATGTACGTCTGGCATCAACCCGACGGCATCGAAGGGCTCGAGCGGATGGCGCTCGAGTACGACTACATCTCGTTCAGTTTCCCAGAACTTCGGCGGCTCGTCGGTAACCGCAAAGCAGCGGCACTTTCCTCCGAGCTCTTGCGCCGCATTCACGACGTCTGCAAGCGGAAGCGCAAGCGACCCCCCAAGGTGCACCTACTCGGGTGCTCGACCCCACGCATGTTGCAGACGAGTCGAGCCGTGAGCAGCGACTCCGCAGCGTGGATGAGCGGGCCGCGGTTCGGCACGAACCTCATCTGGAACCCGCAGCGCGGCTTGTTCACCGTGTCGACCAACTCGCCATTCTATCAGCACTACCGCGAGGAAGTGCTGAAGCGCGTTCCGGCGATCGAGCAGACGGCGAGGGCTGACTACGACATCGACCACATGATGGGGGCGTACTCTTTCCGGATGTACCAGAACTGGCTCGACACGCGGTTCACCCCAGTCCAGACAAGGTTGCCATGACGACACCGAAGAAGAGCGCCCAGAAGACGATCACGATTGCGGTCGACCGCATCGAACCCAACCCGTGGAACCCGAACAAGCAGAGCGACTTCATGTTCGAGAAGGAGCGGGAGTCGATTCGCGAGTTTGGGTTCATCGACCCGTGCACTGTGCGCGAGCACCCCAAGAAAAAGGGGTGGTACCAGATGATCGATGGCGAGCACCGCTGGAAGGGTGCGGTCGCCGAGGGCTATGACGAGATCGAGTGCATCAGCCTGGGCACCCTCAGCGACGCAAAGGCCAAGGCTCTGACGGACATCCTGAACAACTTGAGGGGTGAGCAGGACCCGGCGTTACGCGGTGCCTTGATCAAGCAGATTCTTGAGGACGACGAAAGCCTGCGACGCCTCCTGCCCTACGGTGACGACGAGCTCCAAGCGATCTTGGAGCAGGCCGACTTCGACTGGAAGCAGCTCAGTGAAGACGGCGACAAAGGCGGCGAGGAGGGTGACTCGGGCGACGGCGAGTCGGGGTGGGTCGGCCTCAAGGTCTCGCTCACTCCACAGCAGCACACGGTGGTGTCGGCTGCAATTGCGTCGGCGAAGAAGAAGCTGAACACGGACAGTGAGGCCGAAGCCGTCACCGCTATCTGCAAGGTGTTTCCGAAGAAGTGAACTGGGACCTGTTCAAGCCGTCGACCTGGCTCAAGCGCTTCATCGTGAAGCTACTCGAGCGGGTGACTTCGAGTTTCTACGAAGTCGCAGCCCCGCCTCGCAGGTTGGCCGAACGAGTGCGCTTGTTCCAGGTGTACAACGCGAACGCGAGTCCCGAGCAGTGGGTGCAGTTTGCTTTGACCTTCGGACAGAACTGCTATCGCGAGGGGTTCACTCGTGGCTACGAGTGGCAAGAGCGCGGGTGGCCGGGGCCTGCGGTCGACCCTGACCATCTTGCTGAGATTGAAGCGCAGGACTGGTCGCTCGCAGAGCAGCACCGCGGATGGCGCGAGATACTCGAGCTCGGCTACGACCCGAACAGCCCGCTCGCGCATCTCTCATCTGAACAGCGCACTGCGATTGCGGAAACATTGCAGGGTGCGGGCCCGTTCCCCGTGCATCTCGACCTGAGTCCCTACGACAAGGAGCAATCCGATGAGTGAACAGCCACCCCCCGAAACGAAAGTATCGCGTCGCACGACGCTTGCCCACAACGCCATTAAAGCCGTGCTCGACTTCTATTCGGAAGCCCTCGGTGACGCCCTGAACGAGAACGTGCAGCTCGGCGCAGTCGCGCGTCAGCTCAGCCTGCAAGCGAACACCGCCCGCGAGCAAGCGAACACCGCTCGCACAGAGAAGGTGAAGCTTCACGAAGCATTGGTGATGGTTGAAGCCGAACTACAAGCGGCTGGAAGCACGCTTGAAAACGGGATCTGGGTCTCGCATGCGAGGACGCCTGGGTTGAGCGAGAGCCTCGACAAGATTCACGAGCTGTTGCAGACTGTTGAATCGTGATTGAAGAGCAGTGGATTGAATGGAGCCCGCCCTGGGCGCCGCACGTCAAGGGGCGCTACACCTCGAAGGTTCGCGGTGACGAAGGGTTCTGCGAACCGCAGCGGGTGACCATGGTCTGTACGCATCGGGAGAACGGGCAGCTGTGCGGGGCGACGTGGCAAACGGTCTGTGCGTCGGGCAACGTGCGCGGCCACATCAACAACTTCGCCAAGGTGCACGCGCACAAGGACTTCGCGAAAGCGCCGCGCATCGTCAGACCGAACAGCAAGCGCAGCTCGGTCGAAGGGGTCCGATGAGCGGGCTGCCTTCAGCATTACGACTCGAGCGGTTCCGCATCGTGCCGGACCCCGGTCACCCCTTCGAGGTCGTCGACAGAGTCGATGAGGTGCGGGCCCGTCGAACGGCAGAGCGCAAGGCTCGGGGCCTCGGCCCGCCGCCGTTCATCAAGCCTGAGCTCTTGCTCGTGCACTACGCTGTCACGCACAACATCGACATGACCTACGCTGCGCAGGTGGCGAGGGGTTACTACGCGACGCTGTCGATCGACGGCTACAGCGACGGCTTGCGTTCGCGCATGAAGGTCATTCAGCAGACGCAATTCAACGAGTACGCATCCCATGCGGGCGAGTCCAAGTGGAACGGGCGCTCGTCGGTGTCGATGTGGAGCGTCGGGATAGAGATTGCGAACCCGGGCCCGTTGGTACGCGGTACCGACGGCCAACTGCGCACGGTGTACGGTAAGGTCTGGCCTGAGGACGATGCGGAAGAGCATCCGATTGCGCCGGGTTATCCCCCGCAGTGGACGCACTGGGCGAAGTACAGTCCTGAGGAGATTGCAATCGTCGTGACGGTGGGGTTGCTGTTGAAAGAGCACGGGTTGATTCGCGACGTCGTCGGACACTCCGACGTTGCGCCGAAGCGCAAGTACGATCCAGGGCCTGCGTTCCCGATGCAGTACGTTCGGCAGTCGATCTTCCGCGAGGCTGCATGAGCACCGCGTCTTGCGTGTTCACGATGCCCGTCGGGCGGTGCGGCAAGCCTGCGTTGGCTGAGACCAACGAGTGGCAGAGCCCGCTGTGCGAGGAGCATCTCGGCAAGTGCCGCGAGATGTACGAGGATGCCCAGGGTCGTGTCAGTCTTCGGGGCGATGGCGAGCTCGACCTGGCGGCATCATAGGGCGTGGATTGGACCCAGCTCGATGACGACCCTGACCGAGCGCCTGCTGAGGGTGAGCGCGACTACATCGGCGAAGTCTTCGGTGCCGACGGCTTGCTGAGCAAGCGGTTCACCGGCTACGAGCCGCGCGTCGGGCAGATTGAACTTGCGATGGCCGTCGAGGATGGGATGCGTGACGGGTTCAACGTGGTTGCAGAAGCGCCGACGGGCACGGGGAAGAGTCTGGGCTATGGCGTGCCGGCGACGTGGTACGCGAGCCACGGGCAGCGCGTCGTGGTTGTCACGGCGAACATCGCCTTGCAGGAGCAGCTGGTCACCAAGGACTTGCCGTTGATCGAGAAGGTGGTGCCGTGGAAGTTCACCTATGCGCTGGCGAAGGGGTTGAACAACTACCTGTGCAAGGCGATGTTCGACGAGAGTGTGAACAAGATCATCATGCAGGGCCCGATTGCAGCGAGCGACTTGAAGCAGTGGAGCGAGGTCGTGCGGTGGGCTGCGCGCACGTCGTTGGGGGATGTGAGCGAGCTGCCCTTCGAGCCGTCGCAAGGGGTGCGCCAGCGGTACACCATCATGAGCGAGGAGTGCACGGGGAAGAAGTGTTCGCACTACAGCGAGTGTTTCGCGATGCGAGCGCGGACGCGGGTGCGCAATGCGGGTGTCGTGGTGACGAACTACTCGCTCTTCTTTGCGGACCTCGTGTTGAAGATGGGCGGCGCTGAAGGTGTCTTGCCGAGGTACACGCATGTCGTGTTCGACGAAGGGCACAGTGCGGCGGAGCACGCGCGCGGGTTTCTCGGGTTTCGCATCAGTCGTGGCGGGGTGGCGTACGCAGTGAAGCTGCTCGACCATCGGCAGAGTGCGCAGGCGAGCAAGGGGCCGATGCCCGTTCTCGACTCTGAGTTGAAGCACCACGTGACGCAGGCGGCGGATGAATTCTTCGCTGCGGTCACGTCGCTGTTTCATTCGAAGGCTTACAAGGTTCGGTTCGAGCGCGCGTGGGACCCTGCGCTGCGGGCGAAGGCGTCCGAGCTGTGCGGGTTCTTGGCTAAGAGCGCGTCGGTGCTCGAAGGGGCGGCAGCCATGCCAGGCATCACGACGGAGCGGGCGCTCGAGCTGCACAACGTTGCGGCGAAGTGCGCGGAGACGGCGAAGTACATCACGCTCGTTTCGGACTTCGCGAGCAACGACTGGGTGTTCTACCTCGAAGAGGAAGGCGAGCAGGTCATGCTCAAGGGCAAGCCGATTGACGTGAGCGGGTACCTCTACAAGCAGCTCTTCCAACCGAAGAATCCTCACAAGGTCAAGAGCGTGACGGTGACGAGTGCGACGCTCGCGACCGAGGTCGACGACTACTCGTACGTCTGCGAGCAGCTCGGCGTGAAGGACGCCGAGAAGATGACGGTGCTCAGTCCGTTCGACGTCGCGAACAACACGCTGCTCGTGTGTCCGCCGATGGCATCGCCGCAAAGCGACCGCTATCTGAGCGACGTCGCCGAGCGGATGCTTGCGGCGATTGAACAGGCGAGAGGTCGCACGCTCTGCCTGTTCACCAGTCATCGGGTGCTCAACGCGACCTACACCGCACTGCGCGGGCGAGTGCCGTACACCGTGCTGAAGCAGGGCACCCTGCCTCGCATGCAGCTCATCGCGAAGTTCAAGGCCGATGTGTCGAGTGTGCTGCTCGGCACCGAATCGTTCTGGGCAGGGGTCGACGTGCCGGGTGAGGCGCTCAGCCAAGTCGTCATCGACAGGCTGCCGTTCCCGAACATCTCTGACCCCTTGCAGGACGTGCTGCGAGCCCGGCTCGGCTCTCGCTACTTCAGCGAGCACTCGGTCCCAGCGGCCGTCATCGCCTTCCGGCAAGGCTGCGGGCGGCTTCTGCGTACGACGACGGACCGGGGTGTGATTGTCATCCTCGACTCGCGAATCACCGAGAAAGGGTACGGGCGCTCGTTCACTCGCTCGTTCCCCAAAGGCACGAGAATTACAAGGAATCTTGCCGAGATTGGACCGTTTCTGGATAAGCCGGCGACGGTCGGGAGTTGACACCCTGTGACGATGCAATACCCTTGTGGTCACAAGCCCTCAAAGAAGGAGGCGCCCGTGACCCATGACATCGCATTGCCCGCAGAGTCCTTCGAGGCTCTAAACCTCGGCCTACAGCGCGCTGTGTTCCAGCACGGCAGCGAGGCAGAGGTCGGCGACGGTTTGCGCTTGAGCGAGTACGACCCCGAGAGTGGGCGCTACAGTGGCCGTTGGCTGCACGCCAAGGTCACGCACGTCGCGTACCTCGACGCTTCGCTCGTGCTCATCAGCGTGCAGCGAGTGCGGCAGGGCAGCGGACAGCCGTACGTGCTCGACGTGCGAGGCTCGAGGGTTGCTGCGTGAGCGACGAGTTGCCCCCACCACCACCACCCGAGGTCCAACCGAACGCACCTGAGGGGTGGCCCACCTGCATGGCGTGGCCACCACCACGGGAGCTCATCGAGTTGGCCAAGCGCGAACGGATGCGAGGCCACCATCAGATTCACTTCGGTGGCCGCCCGCTGTTTCTCGTCGATGGCATCGCGCTCGACTTGATGGTGCTGGTGACGGGACATCGTATTCCGGACGGCGTCGACCTGACCAAGCTTGCAGAGGAAGCAGCGGTGCGGTAACGCCCGTCAATGGAATCCCGGGATTCCATTGACCAGCCCCCAGTGAGGAGCGGTATCATGGGGTATGGCAGACCCCAAAGACCCTCACCGCGCCGCGCAACGGCAGCAGGCGTTGAAGCAGGCGGAAGCGACCGAGCAATTGCGCAGACTCGCACAGCAGACGCAAGATCAGCAACGCGTCATGGCCGAGCTCTCGGCGGAGGAAGCACGCGAGCGTATCGGGTTGCTCAAAGCGCAGCGGCGCAAGGCTGAGCTCGAAGAGCAACGGGCATCACTAGAGCTCGAGGAAGTGCGTGGGCGTCGGAGCAAGGCTGTGTTGGAGCTGCCGTCGAGCGAGACTCTGCCGTTCATCGTGCGGTTAGTCGATACCTTGTTCGACTGCCGTGCGGACCCCTACAGGTGGGCGAGCCGCGAGGATGTGCCTCGGTGTGAAGCGAAGATGCTGCCGTCGATGACTGAACAGTTTTCGAATTACCAAGGGCTGCCAGCGACAGAGGAAGTGTTGAAGCAGCTACGGGCACTGATTGAAGTCGACGTGTTTGGGCCGCTCGTCGAGGCCGGCGAGGTCTTCCTCATTGGAGGCAAGTACCAGTGTCCCGCGTGAGCAATGCCGAGGGCTATGAGTACGCCGAGCCTGTCGTCTGCGTTGGCGAGAGCACGGCGGCGTTGAAGCTGAGAGTGTCGGGCACTGGCAGGACGTTCTGGGTTCCCAAGTCAGTGGTGCACGACGACTCCGAGGTGTACAAGGACGGCTCGAGCGGCAAGCTCGTCGTGCAGGAGTGGTTCGCAGAAAAGGAAGGCTGGGCCTGATGACCTTCGATGCGTTCGCGAAGGAACTCGGGATTACCCGTGACTGTAGCTGCGGTGGTCGCGGATGGTTCATCGGAGAGTGTCACCCGCAGGAAGCCTGCGGCGGGTGTAGTGTTGTTGAAGCTCAGAATCTGTATCGTCATCTGCTCGCTACCCGGGCAGACCCCGCAAGCGTGCTCGCCGGAACTTGGGACAGCCGTCCGTTTCCAGTGATGGCGCAGGGTGAAGAGGCCTTTCGCCTAATACGGGTACCGTCGTCGGTTCCTTGGTCGCTCGTCGTGGAGCACGAGGCGCAGGCTAAGGCCAACCACTCGCAATCGCTCGAGAGACTCGCAGAGCGTGGTGGGCTTTCGCCGTGTGAGCTCGTGGCAGTTTTAGAGAATCGCCCGTGGCACCGGATGACCGCTCATGAGTCCGCGGCGCAACTGCTGAAGCTGATAGCCCAGGAAGGCTGGGCCTGAAGCATGCAGCTGGTGTTGAGCAAGGACGAAATCAGCGTGCTCGACGGCGCTGCGTTCATGGCGGCGACGCTGGCGGTCGAGCACAACTGCGTGCCGTCCGAGCTCTCGACTGCATGCCTGTGCGTGTTCGCGATGGTGGAGCATGCCCAGGCCCGCCCGTGTGCGCTGCGGCAGGTTGTGTTTTCGTCGCAGCAGTGGCTTGCAGTTGAAGGGATGCTCCACGCCCTCATTCGGTTGTGTCACGAGAAGCCGACGGTGTTGGAGCTCAGTAGCGAGCAAGAGCGCAAGATTGTGCAGGCTGCAATCGAGGAGCTCTTCATCAGTTTCAAGTTCGGCAGGCTTGCGCAACGCAACGGAGCTGCGCAAGCGTGAAAGCCCTCGTCGTGCACCAGGAGCAGGCCAAGCAGTTGATGCGCGAGATTGTCGCGGTCGAGCAGGAGCTGTTGCCGCTTCAGCGGCGTCTCCGTGAACTGAACGACACCCTGTCCAAGCTGATGGCCGGAGAATACACAGCTGAGGCCGCAGCCAGGAGCGATGGGCCGTCAATCCGCGAACGCGCGCTGGCGATGCTGGATGCGAATCCGACGCGTGTCTACTCTGCGCCAGAGGCCGCCTTGGCGGTCGGCGACGACGTCAAGGTGCCAACTATGCGCGTCACCTTGCTGCGCCTGTTCCAGGACGGGGGAGTTCAGCGCGTTAGTCACGGGGCCTACGCGTCCCGTGCCTACAAGGCCGCACCGCTATTCAGTCAGGAGGCTGCCCATGCGCACGGACACGCCGACGTCGGCGCCTGAGCGGGTCGAGACCAAGGTGCGGTTCGACGTGCTCAAGGGTGTGCTCAAGGTGACGGTTGAAGGCGTGCTCGAGTCGCGTGAAGGCTGGCTCTTCCTCGACGAGCGTGGAACCTTCGAGCGCAACGCCCGGTGGTATTGGGAGGAGACGGCAGCCAAGCGCGCCGAGCTCGGCATGACGAACCCAGACGCAGTCGTCGAGATTGCAGATCGCATCGCGCTCTTGGCGCTCACAGCCTTTCTTCGAACCTGCCAAGCTCGGCGGAAGGCAAGGAAGCGTCGCGGATGAAAGATCGATGGGCATGCACGAACTTTCAGATGCTTCTGCTCGTCGACGACTTGCTCAAGGGGACGATGCACAGCCGCACGACCATTGCGAGGTGTACAGGCAAGTCGCTGCCTACTGCTGACCGTTGGCTGCTTGCGATTCGAGACACGATCAAGGGCATGCGGACCTATCGCGAAGGCAAGACGACGTGGCTCGTGTACGGGCCAGCGGCTGCTCGCGGGTTGCAGAGACTGCAAAAAGTATGTCACACTCCCCTAAATGAGCCGTCCAGAGAAAGGCGGAACCGCCACGTCGAGGAAGCGCAGCGGGCCCAAACGAACACTGCGCGCAAAGCCGTTTGCGGGCTCTGACGGCAAGCCCGTCTCCACGCCGCGCAACGGCTATGCCCACATTGGGAAGCTCGAACGGACTGACCGGGGTGCAGCTGAAACCGACCCCGAGACGGGGGTGAATCTGCGAGGGGTCTTCGAGTCGGGCAAGACTCCGCCTGATGTTGCCCATGGCCGGCGCAGGGTGGTGCTGGCGATGATGATGGGCGGGGTGCCCGTGAGCGACATCGTGCGGCAGTGCGAAGACCGGTACCTGATGAGCGCGACGCAGACGCGGTTCTTCGTGCATGAGATTCAGTCCGCGTGGCGCAAGGACAGCGAGGAGGGTGCGAGCTACGCGAGAGCAGAGGCCATCGTGCGGCTGCGACGGGACCTCGGGTTGATGCGAGCGCAGCGTGAGAAGAAGTGGCGCGACATCAACAGCCACGAATCCCTGCTCTCCAAGATCGAAGGGACGATGGCGCCGATTCGCGTGAGCGTGCTGGACGCGAACGAAGCGGTGCGTGACGCACTGACGCAGGTGCTCGGGTCGATGAGCGAGGACGACCTTGAGGCGTTCTTGACCGAGGGTGAGGAAGTGTTTCAGGTGCTCGCAGCTGCCGAGTGAAAGGCTCCTGATGCAGGTGAACGAATCAGGCTTCGCTTCACACGCTCGCAAGGTCCAGTTGTTGGAGCAGGCGAAGGACAAGGTGTTGCGGCTTGCGAAGCAGGCTCGCCGCAATTCGCGGGATTTTTTCTCGTTCGTCGTGCGCGAGGAGACGTCGCGCGAGCGCATCGAGTGCTTGCCGTTTCAGCGCGTGGTCTTCAAGTTCGTCGAGCACTTCGATCGGTGCGTGATTCGGCTGCCAGTTGGGTTCAGCAAGAGCTACATGATGGCGGGGCTCTCGATGTACTTGCTCGGCAAGAATGCGACGACGCGCGGAGTCATCATCTCGGCGAGCCAGGGGCAGGCACAGAAGCCGCTCAGCATGGTGAGCGACTACATCGAGAGCAGCCCCGAACTGCGTCTGGTGTATCCAGAACTGCAGCAGTCTCCCGACATCAAGGACCCGTGGACGCAGAGTCGCATCACGGTGCAGCGCCCGCAAGGCATTCGCGACCCATCGCTGGCGGCGGTGGGTTTCCACGCGAAGCTGCCCGGTGCTCGCTTGAACTGGATTCTCGTCGATGACTTGCTGACCGAAGAGAACACAGGCACGAAGGAACAGATTCTCGATGTCAATCGCTGGTTCAACTCGACCGTGCTCAGCCGGCGCGACATCCACGGAACGAAGCTCGTGGTGACCAACACGCCGTGGGACCCGAACGACTTGACGTACACGCTCGAGAAAGCGGGGTGGCCGACGATCACAATGGATATCGACGGCAACATCTACTTGACGAACACGTGCGAGACGGACCTTGTCGACGGAGCGCTGTTGCCGGCCGAGGGCGTCTTCGACTGCGACGACATCCGCCCGAGTCTGGTGGACTTTCCTGACGACGAGTTCGTGGGCGACACCAAGGGCAAGTCGTACCGGCTCGTTGCGCACGACCACCCCCGCTACGACCCGGACCAGCGGCACCTCCCGCCTGAGCGCCGCACTGCCGAGTTCGTCGACCGCTACGACGCTGTGCCGCTGTGGCCCGAGCGCTACGGGCGCCCCGAGATTGAGCGGCTGCGAAGCGACTACCGGACGGCGATGGCTGAATACAACCAGCTGTATCGGTGCCAATGCCGCTCGGATGAGGACAGCAAGGTGAAGGTCGCTTGGATCGAAGCCTGCAAGGAAGAGGCGCGCAAGCGGGACATCTTCACGTTCACTGCGAAGTGGGACCCGACGACGCAGGGGCGCACGTTCACGGGCGTCGACCTTGCCGTCGGCAAGCGCAAGAGCAACAACCGAACGAGCCTGTTCACCTTTGCTGTGCTGCCCGACCAGTACCGGCGCATCCTTCGGATCGACTCGGGGCGCTACGATGGCTCGACCGTCATCGACCTGTTGACGATGCACTTCGAGGCGTACGGCTCAATCATCCGGGTCGAGAACAACGCGGCGCAGGACTTCCTCAGGCAGTGGGCTCGCGAGCGCAACAAGAGCCTTCCGATCCGTGGCGTGCCGACGGGCAAAAACAAGAGCAACAAGGAACACGGCGTTGAGAGCATGTTTATCGAGATCGAAGGCGGCATCTGGCTCATTCCGAACGACCCGATTGGGGGCGTGCATGAGGCAGTGCAACGCTGGATCGACTCGATGCTCTATTACGATCCGAACAAGCACACGGGCGACGAGCTCATGAGCAGCTGGCTTGCGCGCGAGCAAGCGCGCCAATCGGGGGCCTTGAGCAAGCCCCGCCCTGGCCAGGGCGGGGTCGCGATGGTGTCGGCCCGTTGAGGCCCGATTCCTGCCCCTAGGCGACCGCTGGGGAAGACTTTCGGGCATGGGCGCTATCATGGCCCATGACCGACCCCGAGGAGCCCCAAATCGACCCGAGAGAGCCCCCAGACTACGTGCTCCGCCCCGAGACTTATGCGGCGCTTGGCGAGCCCATCATGCGCCATTTCAAGTCGGACCACTTGCAGCCACCGCTGTGCAAGGTGTCAGTCGCGTTCGAGCAACTGGCGTTCTCGGTGTTGACGTTGCCGAAGGGCGACGAGCGGGATACCTCTTTGCGCAAGTTGCTCGAAGGCAGGGACGCTGCGCTCAGAGCCGCGCTCGACCTGCCTGATGAGTGACGGTGAGGTATGATGGGGTTGTGCGCAAGTTCTACAGCGGCCCCATTGAAGCAGGGCATCTAGAGCGCTGGGCGAACGCAGCCCATTCCCATTCCGCTGTAGAACTTGCGTCGATGCACTCTGCAGCGGCCCCGTCCAGGTTTCCCCTCCTGATGGCGGGGCCTCTGCGATTCATGGAAACCCGGGAT